TCAAAATCTCACGCCGGAGCGCTCCATCGAGCCTTCAAGGGCTTGCAGGCCGCGAACGAATTCGAAATCCAAGTTTTCGACGTGTGCAATGCCGAAGCCATGCCAGACTGCTCGTTCGATCGAACTGAATACGGACCCTGCAGACGATGCCTTAGCAAATAGAAAAGGGCCGCAATCAATGGGCTCGTCCATTTCGAGATCTCTTCCAACACGCTCATACAAAGAGCGCCGCGTATCAGAGCGGCAATTTGAACCTATGAACGAACAGTCGATTTCGTACGGTACGCCGGGTTTGCGAGCGCGCCGCCGGAGATGCTCGGCCATCACGATGAATTGCCCCAACGCAGTGACGAACCAACTTGGGTGAACCACAAGCAGGCCCGTTTGGCTTCGACTGGCGGCGCAAGCCCCCCATAACTGGATGGAGCCGTCCTCGCCGATGTTCCAAAGGGAGGAGTATCGCGCTCCTTCGCTGAGATTACGGATGCCATGCGCGATCGGTTGAGGAGACCAGTCATTGGATCCTCCCCCAAAAGGCGCAACCACGCGCTGAGAGTAGAGTGACCCCTCTTCAGGCCTCAGCAGCCTGACCCATATCTCTGATGGGTCGAATTCAAGCCCCAGCGCTTCGTGCGGATAAGCGGAGTACCGTGCAAAGACGACCCCATCGGCTTTGGGAAGGTGTAACTTCCCACCGGCGACCATTCGCTCGTTGAGGAAATGCTCAGCGCGTCGTCTCTGCTCTTCAATCCGGCCCGCTCTCGTTCTGCTGTCCCAAAATGCCGTCTGAATCTCACCCATGGACATCGGAGAAGCGCGTGTACCTCGCCGAACATACGCTCGCGCCGGAGCCGTAAAGCCATGAGGCGCAGCTGTGGATCTGGCCACCCGTATCAGGACAATGCCACGGGTGGGATCATCTGTTGAAGCAACCGCTCGACAATTGAGGCTAGGCAAGGGGGGTTCAATCACCCCGTTGAGGGAATCTTCTATCTGCTGCGCCAATTCCGACGCTCGTGGAAGCGGGATCAATTTATCGCAAACGTTGCGATCGCCATCGCTCCGCTCAGCCGCTCCCAGAACGAGTGTGCCACCCCATGAATTTGCAAATGCCACAACCTCTTGTGCTAACGCGTCGCGCGCATACGGGTCGAGCGGGCCGCCCTCATGCCAACCATGGAGCCCCCCCTTCTTTGACGAGAGATCACGTTTGAACTCGAGCGTCAGAGATTCTTCCGCGCCAATGAGCGCGCTCAAATCGCCCCAGGCAATATCATCCAGAGGCATCGTTTCGAGCCGCGTCATCGCCCTCTCCGCGTGATCACCACCTCCCGCACCCGCTTCGTGTGGTCCGCGCCGCCCGCCTGGTAGCTCAGCTCGACCGTCTCGATCGAGGCCCAGGCGAACCGCTCCCGGACCTCGGGCACGTCGTTCAGCGACAGGATGAAGCGGCCTTGAAGGCGCTGTAAAGCGGCGCTGAGGCGTTCGAAGTCGCTGCGCTCGAATAATCCCCGGCCATAATAGTGCTCGGTGCCCCAATAGGGCGGGTCGAGATAGAACAGCGTCTTCGGCCGGTCCCAGCGCTCGATGAATGCCTCCCAGCCCAGGCAGTCGATCCAGACGCCGGCAAGGCGTTCATGGACGGCCTCCAGCAGCGGCACGAGGCAGGTGATGTCGAAGCGCGCCGGGCCGCTTGTCGAGATGCCGAAGCTGCGGCTGGCGACCTTGCCGCCGAAGGAAAGCCGCTGGAGATAGAGGAAGCGGGCCGAGCGCTCCAGGTCAGTGAGCGTCGCCGGATCCTGCGCCGCCAGGCGGGCGAATTCGGCCCGGCTCGTCACCTGCCATTTCAGCACGTCCAGGAAGGCCTGGTAGTGGCGCTGGAGCACCCGGAAGAAGGTCGCGACGTCCTGCGAGGCGTCGTTGATGGCCTCGACCTTCGGCCGGTTCGGCCGGCGAAGGAAGACGCCGCCCATGCCGACGAAGGGCTCGGCGTAGAGTTCGTGGTCGATCGCGCCGATGCGGGCGATGATGGTGCGGGCGAGTTGCTTCTTGCCGCCGACATAGCCGGCGAGCGGGTTAACAGGGATCACGGATTCCATTTGTGCTGTGGTCCAGAATCGTCGTCCGATCGCATGCGGCCTCGGCCGCCGTGACGGGCGATGTGATCTTTCTCTCGTCGGGCGGCTCTCCCTGCCAAGTTTGGGCCGCTGGAGCCTTCGGGCTCCCCTGTCACGTCACGATTTCGCGGCCCATTCAGACCGGAAGAAAAACCAATTTTGGGGGGACGCCATGAAGCCCGCCGGCCGATGCATTTACTGCGGAGAGACACGAGCTCTGTCCCATGAACACGTATTTGGCCGATGGCACCGAGAACTCATTCCAACTGCTGCGCCGTCCACAATACACTTCGTTTCCCTCAGCAACGGCCCGGACGGCTATGGTGCGAGGGTGGGCAGGGGACGCTTAAATCGCAATGGGCCGCCTAGTTCGGCTCAAATGCGGATCGCTTGCAAAGTATGCAATGGACTTTGGATGAGCGTTCTTCAAAATAACGCGAAGCCATTTCTTGAGCCTCTTTTGCGGGGCGATTGGCCTGAGCTTGACGCCGACGCGATCAGCGCGGTGTGCAGGTGGGTAAAGATGGTGGTCATCTCGCTCGAATTTGCTCATCCAGAGACGGTGGCTATTCCAGAAGAGGAGCGGCTCGCTTTCTCCCGAACGCAGGAGATCGGCGACAATTGGCAGATACTCTTGGGGCGCAATTCGGAGCCCCATCGCACTGGAGCATTCTGGCACCGTGGCTCGGCGCTTGCTGATGCACCAGCGCGCGATCAGCAACTGACCTGCAACGTCCAGACAACGACCTTCTATTTCGGCCGTATGGTTGTTCATGCCATTAGTGGGCCCTCCAAGTATATGCCGGATGCGGACGTTTACGCTCGTGATCTGGGCTTTCGGGCGGTCTGGCCATTGCCAGATGTTTGGCCCCCTCCACCCTTGTATTTCTCTCGGGAGGGTGTCGTGCGGGTTGGTGGGTTTTACTGGTTGCGTTGGGGGCTGCCCGCCGAGGCTCATTTCGGGATGCTTCAAACCGACACACCTTGGATCTAGCCCTAGACCACTCGGGGCTGGGCCGGGAACGTCGTGAACGGTCGCAGCGCCTTGGGGATGGTCTCTGCCGAGCAGCGCTGGAGCCCGTTGACGTGGTTGCCGGCTAGGACGACGGGCGGCGAAGGGGGGGCATGGTTCGCCGGTCGCGTCGACGGCGCTGCTGAGGGAGACGAAATCGGCACGGGCTGTGGTCATGGTTGTTCCTCAGTACAGCGCGGCCAGGTCGCGCACGGCCTGGCTCGGCTCGGGCCATCGGGTTTCGCCGGCCGGCGTCACGCCGCCCCGGGCGAGCAGCTCGGGGATGCGGGCACGCACGGCCTGGATCCAGGCGCAGCCGTCGGCAAACGTTTCGGTGAAATCCTGCTCGGCGGCCGAACGGGCGCTGCTCGCCTTCGCGCCGATGACGTTCATGGCCGCGTTGAGGTTGAGCTGGGCCGTCAGGCTGACGGTCGCGGTGATGAAGGCGCCGGCCTCGGCCTTGAGCGTGCGCAGCAGGAATTCGTTCGGAATCGTCGGATCGGGAGGCGCGTAACCGTCCGGCCCGGCGGTCCATCCCACGGCGATGCCGGCCACGTCGGAGACGTCGCGGACATCGAGGCCCGGGACATCGGGATCGGTCTCGAAGAGTTCGCGGACGGTCCCGGCCACGATCAGGGCATGCGTCACGGCGCGCCTCCTCAGTAGTGGATGACGACCGAGCCGTCATGGCCCGGCCCGCTGATGAAGCCACCGCCGGCGCCGCCACCGCCGCCGCCCGGCCCCTTGCCGGGATAGCCGGACTGGGCACCTGTCTGGCCGCCCGGTCCGCCGCCGGTGCCAGGCGCATAGGCGCCGCTGACCAGCTGGCCGCCCGTCCCGCCGTCGCCGAGGCCGAGATTGTTGAGGGTCCCAGTGCCGCTGACGCCGCCGGCGAGCGTCGCGGACCCGTTGCCGGTGCCGCCAAGGCCACCGGTGGCCGCGAGAAGCCCCGAGATGAAGGAGGTCCCGCCATTGTTGCCGGGCGCGGCGATCGCGCCAGCCCCGCCGGCCCCGACCGTGATGGCGAGCACGGTACCGGGCGTGACGTCGAACCAGCCTTCCTCATAGCCGCCACCGCCGCCCGCCCCGCCATAGAAGCCGCTGGAGATGCTGCCGCCGCTGCCGCCGCCGCCGATGACCTCCGCATGGATTCGCGTCACCCAGGCCGGGACGGTCCAGTTGTAGGTCCCGGCGGTGTAATAGGCCTGCCGCCCCCGGGGCAGCAGCTTGCGGATGGCCTGGAGCAGCTGCGTCAGGTCGCCGGGATCGGGGTCGATGTCAGCGGCCTCGATGACGGCGAGGATTTCTTCCTGCAGCGCGTTCATGTGTCCGGCCGTGACGACCGTGCCCGGAAGGCCGGCGACGGTGTCCTTCGAGCGGAAGCCGCGCTTGCCGCTGCCGATATCGACCGCGGTGCTGTGAATGATGCGGTCCATCAGGCTTCCTCGTAGTTGAAGACGACCTCGGTATGCGCCGGCTTGAGCCGCCGGATGTCGCATTCGATGTCGGAGAGGGTGAGGTCGTAGAGCCGGTCGCCGGTCTGGCCGCCATCGGCCTCGAACAGCGTCTCGCCCAGGAGAGCGAGATTGACGATCCAGATGAACTGCTCCGGCGGCTCGATCAGCTCCTCGCCAGCCACCAGCTCGCCGGCATAGGTGACCCGGTTCTCGGAGATCGTGATCGCGACGCCGCGCCGGGCCGCCAGCGCCACGAAATAGGCGATCGAGGCGCCGCCCCGGCCGGTCCAGCGCTGATGGGCGAGCTGCCGGCGCTGTTCCAGCGAGAGCGTCGAGGGATCGCGGCCGCAAGGGTCCGGGCCGAGCACGCGCTCGAAATCCGGCAACAGCAGGTTGGCGGTGCGCGGGTCGATCTCCTCCATCATCGCCTCGGCCGTCGCCTCGATCTCGGCGAGGCCGGCGGCCAGCGGTTTGAACAAGGTTTCAAACTGGCTTTCGGTGGCGTCCCGGGCGAGATGCGGCCAGACCCAACCCTGCGGGGCGAGCGAGAGGAGATCGGCCTGAACCTGGTCGCGGGCCCGACTCATGCCCAGGCCTCCCAGGTGATGGCACCGAGGATCGGCAGTTCGCGCGGCTCCGGCTCGATCGCCCCGGCCGGGGCCGTGATGCGGTGGGCATATTCGCCATTTGCGGCCGAGATCGCTTCCGAGATGCGCGAGAGCGGCATCACGGTGGCGATCTGCGCCTCGCGGGCGAAGTGGTCGGCCAGCGCCGCCTGCGCCGCCGCGCGGTTCGCGAGCGTATCGGGCGAGATCGCCAGGGTGAACGGCACGACCAGCGGCAGATAGGCGACGACATGCACCTCGGCGGTTACCGGCCGCAGCAATTCCAGGTGCGCCGCGATCGCCGCGATCTCGGCCGGCGACGGCTCCTCGGGAGCCAGCGCCGTGCCCATGGCGACGACGACGCCGACCGAACCCGGCCCGACCCAGTTGGCGATCGTCTTGACCTTCGAGGCGGCGAAGGCGGAACGCACCCAGTTCGGGTAGTCGAAAGCGGCTCCGCCGTGCCCGGGCTCGCGGATGACGGCGAGCAGCCGCTCCAGCAGCGAGTCGTCCAGTTCCTCGGCCGTCCCGCCGGCGAGGCCTTCGGCATCCAGCACGGCCGCCTGCGGGTCGAGCCCGGCGAGTGCGGTGACGATCGGCAGCGTGGCGCCACCGTCCGTGTTGGCGGCCGTGCCGCCCTCCGTCGCCATCAGCGCGAGCGTGACGTTGCCGGCGCCGTCCAGGACGCCGGCCTCCGAGGTCTCGACCAGGGCGCCGCCCGGCGTGCGCAGCTGCAGGCCGATCGGGAGCGCGAGGCCGGGCGTGCCCGTGAAGGCGGCGTAGCCGACGGCTTTCGTCGCCGGCCTTCGATAGACGCCCCAGATCGAGGCGTGGCGGACCAGATGCTCGGCCTCGGCCGTGTCGGGCATGTACTGGTCGCCCCACCATCTGAGATGCAGATGGGTGCCGTAGAGCCCGAGCGCGTCGGTGCGGGCATGGGCGGCGATCAGGCCCTTCTCGGAGCGAACGGCCCTGTCGATCGCCAGCGGCGAGACGTCCGGCCGCAGCGTCTTCAGTGCGGCCGCCATCTCGGCCGCCTGGCTCTCGGCCAACTCGTCGGGGCCGGGCAGCGGAAACGGCATCAAAGCACCTGCAGGCGGCGCTCGATCGCCGTGCCATCGACGACGCAGCGCAGCGCCAGCATGCCGCGTTGGATCCATTCGGCTGAGACCTCGGCCGGCCGCTCCAGCTCTTCGCCGGCCCAGGCCAGCGCTTCCTCCGCCCAGAGGATGCAGAAGCGCCGCGTCGTTTCGGTCTGCTTGGCGCGGTCGAGAAGCCAGATCCGGCAGCCGATCCGCCGGCCCCTGTTGTCGAGCGCGTCGCCGACCCAGCCGCGGCGGGCGACGAAAGAGGTCTCGGCGTTGAGCGCGTCGATGCCGGAAGGCAGCTCGTCATCGGGCTCGGCGCGGCGATCCGTGCCGAGCGAGATCAGCATGGGCGTCGCCGGCGTCTCGTCGAGCAGGAGGTCGCCATCCTCGCCCAGCACCAGATCGGCGCGGCGGGTCGCAGGGTCGAAGACCAGGGCGGCGTCCAGGAACGCTGAAGACGAGGAGGACATGGCGCGAAATTGACGCGCGCGCGCAAGGCGGAACAGGCCCCGAGGTCGGGGCCTCATATTCCCTTTGCCTACATCATCGGAGTTTGCAGAGTGATCCGCGCAAACGAAATGCGCCGAGACCTTAGGACGTAGGGAGCGATGGAAACGGAAAAGCCAACTGCTGCGGCGAGTTTCGAAGAGAGATTGGCGGAGTCCAAAAAGATAACGGCATTGATAGGCATCCCGGACACAACAATTATCGATATCTACCGGGCGCCCTCGGACTGGGAATTTATCTTGAAGATCGACGCGCTGCTGGAAGCGGCCGCCAGAGTGGTCGTGAAGGCCAATTTGGTCGGCGGCCCGCGCATGGATCAGGATAAAGTTGAAGCGTTCATAGACACGCTGCCTATGCGCGGTCGCACATCGTTACTGTCGCTCTTGGACGCTGCCGGCTGTCCAAACAATTTCAGAGACCTTATCGACTCCGTCCGACAGCTAAGAAACGGCTTTGCCCATGATATCGTTCAGGTCGGGATGCCATTGATAGAAGTGATTCAGGCGCGAAAGGACCGGACATCGCTGCTCAAAAAAGTCAGTTGGGTTGAGAAATTTGAAGAGCCCAGGCTGGTCGAAATGTACCGTGCTGACCATGGTTTTCTGCGATTCAGCATCGTCTCCGGAGTAATCAGCTTCCTGGCCATCGCCTATCACGGAGCCATAAAGAGCGAACCAGATCCCGACAGCGGCGAGAAGTCATTGGATGCCGAAACGGTAGCTTAAACTGCGGGCTCCGGATCCGGCCCCACCACCGGCGCCACCGAGACGACGACACCCGCCTCTTGGACCACAACCCAGTTGTCGCCCTTGCGCATTTTGACGTAGTCCGGCCGCACCACATGCCGCGGCGCTCCGACGCCTGTGCCGATCTTCGAGACAATCCGGTCCTCCTCGACGGTCACCGTCGCCTCCTTCACCTTCACCACCACCTTGCGGCGGGTCAGGATCTCGATCGTCCCGTCGGCCTTGATGTGGACGCGGTCGGCCTTGGCGTTGTGCATGGCGCTCTCGCCCTCGGCGAGGTTGCCCAGCCTAGAGCCCGGCGCGGCGACCGGCAGGCCCGCCAGGTCGCCCTGGTCGCCGCCGATCGCGAAGACGATCATCAATCCGCCGCCCGGCGCCCGCGAGGTGAAGCCGAAGGGCTGCGCGACCTCGACATCCGTGCGGTCGACATGGCGGTGGGTGGTCACGCTGGCGGTCTGGGTTTCGCCGCCGTCATTGGTCGAGCGCACGACGGCGCGGCTGACGATGCCGCGGAAGGCGTGGACCATCTCCTTGATGTCCATCACAGCGGCCTCGCGGTGCCGTCGAGCTTGCCGCCCTTGCCCGCGCTGGCCTTGCCCTCGCTCTTGCCCGAGCCCTTGCTGGCGCGGCGGTCAATCTCGGGCAGGAGGTCATAAGCCTCGGGGCCGGTCATGCGCAGGCGGGTCAGCTCGCCGCGCTCGCCATAAGACAGCCGGATGCCGGCGAGCAGCATGTCGCGATCGATATTCGCATAGGCGTCGGTGACGTGGGCCAGCGTGTTCGGCTTCCACAGCCCGCCGGACGCGCGGTAGCCGCGGAAGGCATAATCCTCCTTGTCGCCCTTGCCGCGGCGCGTCCGCATCTCCCATTCGGCTTGGCGCTGGGCGTCGAAGGCGGTGGCCTTTGTGCGGGCCATGGCGATGAAAGGGCGCCAGCGCGTCACCTCCGGATCCCTGACATGGCCCATGACGAGCGTGCCGGCGCCCTCGGGCAGATCCTCGGGATCATCGGTCGCCGGCGGCGGCTTTGTCGGGGCTGCGTCGAGTGGCTCGGCGGTCGCGTCCAGCGCCGGCGTCTTGCCGCGCTTGCCGCCGTTCTTCTCGCCCTGGCCCTTGACGAAATAGTCGCTGAAGCGCTCGCGGGCCGAGAAGGAACCGCGCGAGCGGGTGACGTTGCCGGGAAAGCTGATGTCGTCAGCGGCGCGCTGCTGGCCCGAGCGGGTGATGACGAGCGTGCCGACGCGGTCGGTGGTGACGAGGACGCCGCGCTGCTTGGCGTATTTGGCGATCGCCGAGAGCACCGTTTCGCCGGCCTCGACCGTCATCTTGTCGAATTTGGGCAGGACGTCGGTTTCGGCGCGGACCGCGATGCCGAAGGGCTTGCAGAGCTTCTCGGCGAACTCCGTCAGCGTCAGGTCGCGATATTCGTGCTTGCCGCGCGGATCGGGCGGGCAGTCGACCAGGTCACCGGTGAGGTCGCGGCCGCTGATCACCGTGAAGCTCTGGCCGTTCGAGGCCTCGGGCATGACCTCGTCGATATGGCCAATCAGCCAGAGTTCGCCGTCGACGAAGATCTCGCAACGCATGCCCCAGTCCAGCGGGCCGCTGCCGTCGACCGGCGTGGCATAGTCCCATGTCTGTGCCGCGCGGATTTCGTCGCGGCAGGTCAGTTCGAAGGAGGCCGAGAGTTCGCTGAGATCGTGGGCGAGATCGGCCCGGACGAACTGGTCGAAGTCGCGGCCGCCGATCGAGAGGCGGATCCGGCGCGTCGGCTGCTCAGCGATCGTCACAGCAACACCTCGACCGGATCGGCTCCCAGCATGGCCGGGTGGCGCAGCCGGTTGCGGGTGACGACATCCTGGGCGAAGGCGATGACGGAGGCCGGATCGTCACCGGCCAGGTGCTGCGCCAGCAGGAAGGCCGAGGCGCTCACCGGCGGCGCGATCCGCTGCACCGCCGGCAGCCGGCCGGCGACCTCCGAGAGGTCGAGCGAGAGGCGGGCCCGGGTGTCGGACAGGCCGCGCCAGAGGGCGGCAGCCGGCGCCGCCAGCTCCTGCGCCAGGGCGGCCGCGCTGGTCTGGGCCCGTCGCAGCGCGAGATCCAGCGACGCGCTGCGCGCCTGTGCCTCCTGGCGGCTTTCGAAGGGGATCAGCAGCACGAGTCCTGCGGCTTCCGTCAGCGCCGCGACCTCCGCCGCGAGCAGCACCGCCCGCTCGGGAGCCGAGGTCGGGTAGGCTTCCGGAGCCAGCACCGAAAGCCCTGCCGTGCCGGCTTCGCCCGGCCGCAGGCGCCGGCCGAGATCGGCGGCGATCGCGAGCTGCAGGCCGGAGCCCGCGCGCGGATCGGCAGCCGGCGGCGTGACGGCCGTGTCGCCCGCGCCGATGCCCGAGGCCGGCTGAGGCCGATAGACCTGCGCCAGCGCCGCGAGCGAAGCCGGCACGACCCCGGCGAGGGCGGCGGCGCCGTTGGAGCGGTCGGCGATCGCCGTCGCCGCCTGGAAGCTCTGGCGTGCGGTGGCGATTGCCGGCAGCAACGCCGCCGATCGGGGGGAGCGGCCGCTCCAGTCCGCGGCGATGTCGATGACGGTGGCAACAGCCGCGATCGCGCGGCCGCGGATCGCGGCGGCGAGCGGCTGCGACTCGAGCACGAAACGCGCCAGCGCGGTCGCGGTGCTCGCCAGACCTGTCAGCGCCGTCAGCACGGCCGAGAGGCTGGCAAGAATGCTGGCCTTCGGCCCGACCGGGTCGAACTCGGCATCGATGCGCGCGACGCGCAGCTCCTTCACATCGAATTCGATGATCGCCGGCCGGAACAGGACGCAGCGGATCGGCCCGCGCCAGGGATGGATCAGCGTCGCCGGGCCAGCCTGGCGGAAGGCAGCACCCAGCGCCTCGGCCTGGGCGACATAGTCGTCACCGATCACGAGGCCGGAGATCCGGATCGGCCCGTCGAGCGGGCCGGCATCGTCATGCGTCTTCAGGTCGAGCCCGGGATAGAGCACCTGCTGGATGCGCCGGCCGACCGAATGCTGGGCGTTGATCACCCAGAAGCGCCGCCCGCGCCAGGCCGCCGGCAGCAGACCGGGCAGCAGACCGTCGGCGTCGTCGAACAGGCTCATGGGCGTTCGATCCTCACGGCCGGCCGACCATCGTGCCGCGATCGGGCGTCACCGGCACGGCGGGGTTCTCGGACTGGACGTTGACGATGCGGGTGCCCTCGGCCGCCTGGACGAGGATGCGGCCGCCGACCTGGACATTCGAATTGGCGGCCGGGCCGCCGGCGGTGCGGGTGAAGCCCGACTGGCCACCGAGCCCCGTGCCGGCGCCCGGTGCCGCATCCCCGCCGCCGGCGGACTGCGCGCGCAGATCCCTCAGCACCTTGCTGCCGAAATCGGCGCCGGGTGTCATCGTCTCGACCTTGGGCAGGACGATTACCGGCATCGTGGGCAGGTTGGCATTGGCAGCCTTGCCCGGCGCGCCGGCCGGGGCGCCTGTCGGGTTGCCCATCGGATCGACGGCCGGACCACCGGGCGCCCCCGAGCTGCCGCCACCCAGCGAGAAGGACGGGATCAAGCTCTTCAGCTGGTTCATCTTCTCCCTGAACCATCCGAGCAGCGCCTCGAACTTGGCGGTCATGCCGTCCCAGAGCCCCTGGATCGCGTTGGCGCCAGCCTCCCTGAGCTGGCCCGCGAGATCCGCGATCGCGCCGGTGATGCGACCCGGCAGCGCCTGCGCCCAGGCGACCAGCTCGTCGCCCTTCAGCTTGATCGTATCCCAGACGGCCGTCAGTCCGGAGAAGGTGGTTGCGAGATACTCGGGAAATTGCCGAAATGCCGCCGCGACCTCTTCAATCTTGGCCCTGATGGAATCACCGAATTCGGAGACGGCCGTCCGAACCTTCTGGAAGACCGCAACGAGATCGGTTCCGAGCAGCTTGTCGATCTCGACGAACGCGAGCCGGGTGGTCGAGATGATGATTTGCCAAACTGTACCGACGGCATCCTTCAGCCCATTCCAAATGGTCAGCACCCCTTCGAGCGCACGTCCGAAGTCGCTAGAGAAGAGCCCCTCCCAGGCGGTAACGAAGCCTCGGGCGATCTGCGTGAGATGATCCAGGAGTGTCGAAAAGAACGGGCCGATCGTTTCCCAGTTGCGGTAGATGACCGCCGCGGCACCGGCGATCGCAGCCGCCGCCAGTACGAAGGGCGAGACCAGCACGCTCACCAGTCCGGCGAGAGCCGACAGCACAGGCGTCAGTACGGCCAGAGCGGCGCCCAGCATGAGAAGAGCGCCAGTCCACGATAATGTCTTGTCGATGAGGCCGGGGAACGCTTTGTCCGTCTCGCTCACCCAGCGCAGAAGTCCTGCGATCGCGCGGTTTGCGACAGGCAGATTGGAGGCGAAGGCGAGCCCGATTCGGCGCATCGCCTGCGTTCCCAGCTCGCCGAACATCGCCAGGCTCTGGGAGAGCCCGCGCATGCGGCTTTCGAAATCGGCCGCGATCACATCGACGCCCGAGGCTGCGATCTCCTTCCGGAAGGCGAGATATTTTTCGCGGTTCTGAAGGAAGGGCAGCACGAAGCCGAGAACCTGCATGTCGGCATAGAGCTTGCCGACCTTGGTGCCGGCCAGCAGCGTCTTGATCTGCTCCTCGCGCTGCTTGTCGCTGATGCCGGCCTTCTTCATGATCTTGTCGATCTCGGCCTGCTGCGGCGCGAGCTTGCTGGTCATCTTCTCCAGCACGGCCTCGATCGGATTGATGCCCTTGGCGGCCGCATCGGTCATGACGCCGGTGATGTCGACCTTCAGCTCCTTCTCGAATTTCTTGACCGCCTCGGGGGCGTTGATCTTGGTCAGGAAGTTCGTGAGGTTCGTCGCGGCCTCCGAGGGGTTGGCGGTGCCGAGCATGGCGATCTGCAGGGACGCCCCCAATGTCTCGACCGCCTCCATGCCAGTAATGCCGAACTTCGCCATCTGGGCGGTCAGGCCAGGAAACTCGCTCGCCATGTTTTTGAACTCGAACCGGCCGAGCTTGCCGGCGGTGACGAGTTTCGCAAGGGCGGCCTCCATCTGGTCGGGCGCCACCTTCAAGGTGTCGCTCAGTGCAAAAGCCGTCTTGGCCGTGTCCTCGATCGTCGCGTTGGCGGCGGTCGCGACACGCGCGATCGTCGGCATCAGCCTGTCGATCAGCCCGGCATCCAGCCCCGACGCCACCAGCGTCTGAGCGCCCTTTGCGAGATCCATCGAACGTTGCCCAGTCTGCAGGGACAGCGTCTCGTAGCGCTTGCCGATCTCGCCGATCATCGATTCGACGGCCCCGCCTGTCTTGCCGGCCGTGATGGCGATGTCGCGGAGCTGGGCGTCCCAGGCGGCCGCCTGCTGCAGCGGGGCGGTGAAGGACAGCGCGGCGAGCGCGGCGCCGACGACGCCGATGCGTCGGCCGAGATCGGCGACGCGGTTGGCGACGCCGGCGATGCCGTTGGTCATGGCGCGTAGGGGCGCCGTCAGCCGGTCGACCAGCTGGACGAGGACAGAGACCTTCATGTCGCGATTGGCCATCGTCTCGATCCCAGCTCGGCCTTCAGCCCTCGGCCGCGTCTCTCGCCCGCTTTTCCAGCTCGGCGGCGATGTTGAACCACCAGCGCAGCTCGCAGAGCGTCAGCGCCTCGGCCCGGTCGAATCCGCCGCCGTAGTAGCGGGCGACGGAGCCGACGAGCAGGTGCCAGTCGTCCGGCCAGTCACTCGTTAAGAAACGAGATCACGGCGGTAGCGGCCGTGACGTCCTTCGCCTTTAGCTGGTCGAACAGCGCGTCCATGCGCTGGGTCGAGATCTTGGCGGCGCGCGCCATGGCGACGATCGTCTGCTTCTCGGCGGGAGCCTGAGCCACGAGGCGCAGATCGAGCCCGGACAACTCATGGAAAACGATCTCGGCGTAGCGCTCTTCCTTCGTGCCGCGCGCGTTCTTGACCGTCAGGGTCACAGGCGCGAGCAGAGGCAGCGTGATCGTGCCGTCGTCGTTGCGGACCGCACGGGCCGGAAGCTTCGTCTTCTTGTCTTCGCCCTCGTCCTCGATGACGACGGCTGCGCCGGCGACGGTCGGGCCGCCGGCCTGCTCGTCTTCCGTGTCGTCGATGACGATGGTCGCGCCCTGTTTCGTCACGAGACGATCTCCTCATAGTCGCCGCCATCCATTTGAGCGGGATCTTGCCGCCCTCGCCGCCGGTCATCTCGCGGTTCTCGGTGAGGAAGGCGTCCGGGAAGGTGTAGGTCTGGCCGGTGTCGCACTGGACCTGCAGCTCGCCCTCCGCGGAGGTGTAGAGTTCGCTCATGCGCTGGCCGCGTTCGAGCGCGGTGACGGCCTCGATCGTCGAGCCCTCGAACTCCTCGGCGCGGCCGACCTTGCGGCCATAGACCACGCCATTGTTCTTCATGCCGCCGAGCTTGAGCTTGGCGCCCTTCTCGACGGGGATGTTTCGCCCCTTCCAGACGATGTCGACGATGCCGAGCGTCTGCGTCATCGCGGTCTCCTTTCAAGGCGCGTTGAAGCGCCGGTTAAAGCGTGGCGGCGGCGGCCTAGACCTGGAATTCGAGCGCCGCGGCGAGCACCATCAGGTTGCCGATCACGACGACCTGCTGGCGGGCGTTGAGGCGGTTGCGGTCGGTGCCGTCGCGCTCGAACACGCTCTCGCCGACGGTGCGCTTGGCGTCCTCGATCCAGCCCTGGCGCTCGTAGAGCTTGCAGCGCGAGCCCCAGGTGCCGTGCATCCGCTTGGGCGTCACGACGGCATCGTTGTTGTTGGCGGCGACGCTGTCATCGTCGGCCAGCTTGTGGCGCGGGTAGAGCAGCGTGACATAGGTCGCCCAGTCGTACCGGATCCGCGTCATCGTCTTCGGGATCATGATGTCGAGCCAGGCAGTGTCGTTCACGCCGAGATTCGAGACCTTGTAGGTCGTGATGACGCGCTCCAGCACGACGGAGCCGTCGGAGAGGCGCGTCCAGGTCGAGATGCCCGCGCGCAGCAGCAGCTCGCGCTCGGTGTCGAGGTAGCAGTCTTCCGGCTCCGGCGCCGAGATCCCGGGCAGGACGAGCGAGCGCAGCTGGCGGGCCGGATCGTTGGTGAGCTGGAAGGCGGCGATGCCGGCCGTCGAGGCGGCCCATTCCCAGGGCGCACCATAGGCCTTCTTGTGGCCGATCATCGTGATGAAGGGCGCGTTGGTCAGGCCACCCTTGGTCGAGACCTCGCCATAGGTGCCGCGGGTGCCGACATAGGCATGCGCGTCCTTCTTGCCGAGCGCGGTGTATTTGTCGGCGAGCGCCGAGGACAGCGCCGCGAGATTGGTCGCGTCGTCCCAGGGCATGACGATGTCAGTGTACCAGTCGGCCGCGATCGCATCGAGGATCGTCTGCATCGTCGGGTTGCCGGACCCGCCGCTCATGGCGACGACAGCCGCGGCCAGCGTGCCCGGCAGCCGGTCCTCGTCATATTTCCGCAGGCGCACGTCGATCTGATTGCCGGTCTCGCCGGCATGCTTGGCCGTCAGCGTGAGGACGCCGGCGGCGGCGGTGGCGACGACGGGCATGTCCGCATCCGCGTTGACCGCAGCGAGCGCGGCCGCGGCGACCTGCGTCACCGTCATCGTCGAGGTGACCTTGAAGCGCACGCGGCGGTCCATGATCCAGAGCGACACTGTTCCGGTGCCGGCCCCGGTGAAAGTGATCGTGCCGGTCGCCTTGACCGCTGCGCCGGCGTCCGCGAGCGCGATCGCATAGACCTGATTGGTCCGGTTCGCCTTCTTGAAGGCGCGAACGACCTGCTGGCCGATCGAGCCCGCGCCGAACAGGGCCGTGCCGTCCTCGGGCCGGGTGATCTCATAGCGCTGGCCGACGACGGCGGTGCCGGCCGTCAGCTTCTGCACCGCCAGCAGCACGCGGGTCGGGATCGGCAGCACGCCGACATTCTGGTAGTTCGGCCTGACCTCGACGAGGGTGCCCGGAAGCCGCCAGTCATAGGGGATTTCGTTGAAGTTGATCATCGGGGCCGCTCCTTACTTCTTGTCGCCGTCGGCGGCGGGCTTTGGCGCCCTCGGCGCCTCGGCTGCGACCAGGTCGCCATCGGCGAGCCGGCGGCGGGTGTAGAGGGTGTCCTCGGCATAGGCGCCCTCGGCCGGCCAGAGGGCGCCGGTCTCCTCCTGGCGGACGGTGCGGCCCTCGGCCGGCTTCAGAAACGAGCGCGTCTCGGCGGTCATGGCGTCCTCACATTGAGCAGGTCGTCGGCCTCCTGGCCCTCGGGCCAAGGCTCGAAGCGGGAAAGCAGGCGCAGGAAGTCGGGAGCGGCGGCGTCATCGCCGGTGACGTCGCCGATGACGATCGTCGAGGCGATATCGAGCGTGGCGATCGCCATGTTCGCGTCGCTGTACCCCTCGGCATAGGCCTGGGCGCAGGCGGTGACCGAGAAGGTGCCGAGTTCCGGCTTCGTGTAGCCGTTGAGCAGCGCGATTGCGCCGCTCATGGCGGGAAACAGGCCCGGTCCGCGGGCGTCGCCGAGGAAGCGCTTGCCGGCATCGAGCGGGTGCTTGACGACGATCGTCAGGCGAAGACCCAGATTGCCCTGGAAGCGCCGGCCGACCTTCTGATCCGTCGGGTTGAACTGGCGCCAGCCCAGCGCGAGCAGCGGCGTGCGGCGCACGATCGACTTGAACTCGTCGGCCGACACCGGGTCGGCGACGACGTGGAAGTCCCACTTTTCCGGCAGAAAGAACGTCCGCAGCCGGGCCTCGACGGCGGCGAAGGCGGCGCTGACGGGATCGAGCGCGACCGTCATAGCCCGCGCTCCCCGAAGCGGCCGAACATGCGCTCCCGGTCCTGCGTCATCGCCGCCGAGCTGGCGACGATCGGCGTCGTGCCCTCCAGCGAGACGGAGCCGTCGGCGATCTTGGCCAGCCAGGCGACGGTGTCCTTGCGGCCTTCCTTCACCTGGTCGGGCGGCTCGCGATCGCCGCCGACGCTGAGTTCATAGCGGGCGAGGATGCAGGAGGCGCGGGTGATGACCTGGGGCACCGGCGACAGCGGCACGGTGTGGCGCTTGCGCAGATAGCTGTCGATGATCGCATCGGCATCCGCGATCGCCTGCTCGACCGGCGCGGTGTTCACCGTCTCGGGCAGGACGCCGTCGACGGAGGAGAGCCGCAGCATCTCCGTCTCGCCGAAGCGGCCCATCATGTCCTGGACGGTGGCGTACACGGGAAGCTCCCAAAGCGACGGCCGCCCCGCACACCAGCGGCCGTCATGTCCGGGGCTGTCGAGGCGTGCGGCCGAAGCAGCCTGCCCAACCGGGATCCGCAGAGTGCGAGCGGAGACCGGGCCCTCTCCGGGGGGTTATTTCTTGCGCGCGGCCTTCGGCAGCTGGGCGCCGTCCTCGACGATGACGGTGAGCAGCGGTTCGGCCTCGATCAGCGCGAGCTGCTCGGCCGTGAAATAGTCGGCCGGATAGGTCGCGTCGGCCGGGTGGGCGTGGCCGCCGCGGCGGAAGCCCTCATGAGCGCGGCTGACGATGCGGATGCCGGGCGCTTTCCCGGCGGCCTGTTCGGCCTTGGTTTCGGTCTCGGACATGGTGGTCTCCGGATGGGTGACGGCCTCTCTGGAGCCGCCGGCGGCGCCGACGGCTCGGGAGAGCCCGCCCGGGGTCAGGCGAGCCAGGGGCAGACGAGGATCTCGGCGGTGTTGCGGTAGACGTTGCTGGCGCCGGCGGCGTCGCGCTCGGCGTTGATGATCTCCAGCGCCTGGCCTTCGATGCTCGGCGGCACGATCAGCAGCCGCGGCCGGATTCCGAGCGGCCGGCCCATGTCGCCCTTCATGCCCATCAGGGCCTCGCGGGCGATCTTGTAGTTCGCCTTGTTGAGGGTCTGCTTCGAGCCCCAGGCGAACTGCCAGAAGCCGTAACCGACATTGTGGCGAGCATCGACGCCGTAGACGAATTCCTTGCGGTCGAAGACGTTGTCGTCCGTCTCCTGGTCCTTGCGGACGAGGTTCCAGCCCTTGCGCTTCTGCAGGATGATCGGCTTCAGCGTGCGGGTGTCGTCGATCAGGAACCAGGGCGTGCCCGAGCCGCCATCGGTGTTGGCGACGGAGAGGACCGTCTGGCCGTCGGCGGCGAGCACGGGATGGTCGGTGTCGAAGAAGAACTGCTTGTCGTAGCACTGGCTGGCGAAACCGGCATTGAGCAGCGCAAAGACGAGCTGGTCGTAATGGGCGCCCGAAGCCGAGCCCAGCTCGGTGAACATCGGCGTGTAGATGCCGAGATTGTCGTCCTCGATGTCGTCGCGCGAGACGCCGACGGTCAGCTCATAGGGCTTGTTCTTGATCGTGTAGCCCGACTGCCCGATCGAGTTGACGACGCGATCGCCGATCCACTCCCGCACATTCGGGAAGCGGCCGAGCCAGCCATAATCGTTCTCCTTGGTCGTTGACGGGACCTCCGTCGCGACGCGGCCGAACTGGGAGGCCGCCATGGTGGCGAGGCCCGTTTTGAACGCGGTGTTGAAGCCGATGAACAGCGTCCGGAGATTGGCCTGATTAACGAGCATGAGCTGAGGTTCCTGCGGAAAGGGAGCGGCGTCAGAAGCCGGAGCGGACCCAGACGCCGAGCGCGTCCACGTCGACGACCTTGCCGGCGACCGAGCGGGTGTTGGTCCCGTTCGTCTTGGCGACGGTCTGGTCGTCGACGATGTAGCAATCGGCGCCGATCTCGGCGGTGGTGATCAGGTCGCCCGAGGCGGAGTTCATCCAGCGGAAGCAGCCCATGCGGATCCGGACCGAGACGGCGCCGGCGGCGCCGGCGCTGTTGTCGACGTAGGCCTCGATCCGGCCGAGGCCCTTAAGCGTGGTCGCGACGGCGCCCGGGGTGGCGCGGCCGGCGGCGTCGAGGGCGCCGAGCGCGCCGGCGAAGAACTTCTTGGCGGCGGCCGCCGGCAGCTCGAGGGTTTCCCCCTTGCGGTCGGGCGTGGCGCGGTCGGCGGTCAGGGCAACCATGGTCGGATCTCCGTTGCGGCGCGGCGGGTCGGTCGACGGGCCTCAGCCCTGGACCTTCTCCAGCCCGGCCTTGGTTTCGGCGAACTTCTTGGGGTCGAGGCCCATGGCCTCGACGACGGCGAGCTCGTCGGCATCGAGCGACTGGCCGCCAGCGCCGGGCTGACGGACGATGCCGCCGGCCTTGATCGAGACCATGCCGTTGATCTCGGTCTCGACGCGGCCCGCGTCCTTCTGATGCTGGGCGATGTAGTGGTCGCGCAGAGCCAGGATCGGCTTGCCGGCGCGGATCGCGCCGTCGACGAAGGCTTCGGCCTTCTCCTTCGCCTGGGTGAGCGTCAGCGTGTCGAGGCGCGACTGCAACGAGACGACGGTCTGGCGTAGCTCCGCCTCGCTGCCGCTGCGGGCCTGGAGATGGGTCTCCAGCTCGGAGGGCGTCAGCTTGGCGAGATCGAGCCCCGCCTTCTGGAAATGCGCGGTAATCGCGGTCAGCTTGCCGGCGTCGGCCGCCTTGGCGGTGGCCCCAGTGACGATGTCGTCGGCCTTGGCGTCAGCGGCCAGGCCAAGCGCGGTCGAGACCTTGCCGAGCGTGCTGCCGGCGAGTGCGTGGGCGGAAACCGAGGTCAGCACCGCGTCCTCGGCGGCCTCGGCGGGAAGGCCGAGCGCCTGGCGCAGCTTGGCGTTGAAGTCCATGGCATCGCTCCGGTTGTGCAGCGTGGTGAGGGTGAGGTTGGGATCGTTGGTCAGCGCCGCGCGCAGGAGCTTGACGACCTGGCCGCCTTCCTTGGTGGAGACGAAGACGGGCGAGATCCCGCGATAGGCCTTGTCCTCGATCAGGGCGCGGCCCGACGTGGTCCACTCGACGCGCCCCCAGAGGCCGTCGTCGCGCAGTTGCATCTCGACGATCCAGCCGCGCGCCGGCGACGGCTGACCCTTCGGCCCGGCGACGTCGATGGCGTGGTTTTCGTCGATCGCCAGGCGCCCGGCGGCCATCGAGGCGGTGATGACGGCGGCTCCATCCTTCAGCGTGAAGGGGCCGCGCCCATCCACCCCGGAAAAAGTCCCGGCCGGCGTCAGGTGGATCCACTCGGGAACACCGCCGGCCGGGATCTGGAAGTGAAGGGAGGAAATCGTCGTCATCCCCGCCAATCTGACGGGCGCGGCCCGACGCAGACAGGTCCCGAACTCGGGGCCTCAAATGCGGGGAGTGAACCGGGGAAAGCGCCAGCGGCGCGGATCAGCGCAGGCGGGTGACCGATGATGCCCCGGAAGCCAGCGCCCGATCAAGGGCGCCCTCCACGACCTCCAGGATCATCACGCCGTCCTCGGCCGAGATCCCGAGATAAGGCCGCGCCGGAATGGTGACGGAGGGCGTCCGGATCAGCTTGCCGCCCATCCTGAAGGCAAGCTTGCCGCCGGCCTTGGCGCGGATGACGCCGCCGAACTGGTGGATGGCGCCGTAGATTTTGTTGGTGCCGACCTCGACCTGGTCGCGGCCGGCGTTATGCGTGATCGAACCCTGCAGGCCGCCGCGCATCCCGCTCTCGCGCAGGATACCGGGGCCGCGCTTGGCCGAAGCATAGACCGGGTTCAGCGCCGCCCAGGCCGCGCCGTTGGGATCATGGCCGGCATCCATCCGGTCCTGCGTGCTGGTCACGAGGCCGGTACCGATCGCGCGCATCACCGGCGTCGGGTCGGCGATCGCGCGCTCCAGCCGGCCGAAGGCGGCGCGCGCCTCACTCCAGTCCATGCGGGTGATCAGGACGGCGCCACTCATGCGTTCACGGATCGAGGCCGGGGACGGAACCTGCCGGCTGGTCGCGCCACGCCTTGCCGGGATTGTAGTCAAAGCCGGGATCGACGCCCTCGCTGCCCTTTAGAACCTCGCCGGTCCGCCTGTTCACCGTCGTCGTCTCGATCCGCGCGGGCGCGACATCCGTCCCGGAGCGGCCCTGGCGGCGCATTCCGCCCTCCGACACCGGCCGGACGCGGCAGCCGCAGCCCCAGCCATTGGGCGGGTAGGCCCAGTCCCAGAACGGATCGGTGGCCGAAAGCACCAGGCCGTTCCAGGCGAGATGCTGCTTGCGCGGATGACGGGCACCGGAATGGACATATTGCCAGTAGGGGAAAGCGAGCAGCGTCTCGGGCTCCGTCTGCTGCACGTAGCGCCCGGCCGAATAGGCCATCGACAGGTTGGTCTCGTAGATCACCTTTGCCCGCCAGCCGGGCTTGCCGACATGCTCCCAGCCATGCTTGCGGACGATCTCGTCGAAGCCCTGGCGGAACTCCTTCAGCGTGGTGCCGGATTCTAGCGCGCGCATGATCTCGCGACGGAAATCCTCGACCAGCGCATCGGTCGTGGCGCCGGCGACGGTGAAGGCCTTGGCGTTCGCTTTCTGCCAGATATCGGTCCAGCCGGTGGAGGTCACCGAGAGCTTGTCGCGGAGGAAGTCGATGGCCTCCTCGAAGGGGAGATCGAGCGCGCGGGTGACGGTCGCAAAGTCGCTCATGGCGCCGCTCCCGCCTTGGCCTCTGGCCCGAGCCTTAGGGAAGCCCGTACAGGGCCGCCAGCCGCCAGCCGGGCCATGGGCCGGATTTTCCGGAGGACGCCGCCCAACCGTTTCAAAACCGCTTCAACGGCGATGTTGCGGCCAAGGGTCAAACCGTCAGCGCCGCCGGTCGTCACGGCCGCCGCCGATCTCGTCCAGGAGCGCCGCCCGGCCGCTGAGATGGGCGAGCGCGAGGCCCCTGCCCAGAGCGTCGGCCAGCGCCTTCGGATCGAGGCTCATCCGCGACAGCCGGTCGGCCAGGTCGTTGAGGTCGGACGCCTGGTCGAAGGCCGCGCGGATCTCGGCCGTCAGCCCGGCCATGGCGCCGGCGGCGTCCTCGGCGACCGAAGCCGCCAATGCCTCGACCAGATCGGGCTCCGGCGAGCTGGCATGGCGCGAGACCAGGTCGCGCAGCTGGTCGAGGCCGCCGGCGGGCCGCGGCATCGTGGGCAGGCCGGGGATGGCGGGCCTCGGCTCGGGAGGCGGCGGCGGCCTGCCGCCGATGACCTCGGCGTCGGAAGCGGGTTCGGCAAAGCCCAGGCGGTCGCGCAGCTCGCTGGTCTCGATCGAGAGGCCCTGCTTGCCGAGCTTGTCCAGGGCGTTGACGACGTCGGCGAGCGGCACCTCGTCGGGCCGGCCGATCATCAGCCGCGGATACTTCGCCTGGGGCCCGAAGTTGAGCGCGATCAGCAGCGGCACGAGCTGGCGGGTCAGCGTCGTCGAGAGCAGCTTGGCGTCGGCGCGCTCGATGTCCTCCTGGACGAGGCGGTGCTCCTGGGCAACGGCATGACCGCCGGAGACGGCGTCCGTCGTCGTGGTCTGCCCGAGGACGGCCTTGGAGATCTGGCGGTCGAGCCAGTCGCAGCGCTTCTCGTAGAGCTGGCCCGGCGAGCCCGTGCCCTTGTCGACCGAGACGAACTCGATCTCCATCTCCTTCGGGATGATGGCGGCGCAGTCGCCGGCGATGTTGGCCACGGCGCGCCAGAGCACGGCCTTGTCGGCGTCGCTCGCGGCGCTGTGGAATTTGCCCACCCGCGTTGGCATGCCGTAATTCTGGGTGAAGATCGCCCAGTCGCGGCTGGTGAAGGCCTTCATCATCCAGGCCCAGGAGGCGATGCGCGAGAGGCCCGAGCGGATCGTCAGGCCGGATTTGGCCCGGTGCTTGTGGACGACGAATTTGTGGGGCGAAAGCGGCTCGCGCGTCACGCCCTCCTGCAGCACCACCGTCTCGCCGTCCATCGGTTCGAAGGTGAACCAGCGCTGCGGCCGGAACTCCAGGCATTTCGGCAGCACCGCCTCGGGCGTCGGATCCCACATGATCTCCATGACGGAGAAGCCCTTGCCGATCGCGTCGAGCAGATCGAACAGCGCCTCGTCGAGGACGCCTTCCTTCATCCAGTCGCGCAGGAAGTCGGCATGCCGGACATGTTCGGCATCGTCGCTGGCCGCCTCGATCGTCACCGGCAGCTGCGCCACCTGGCGTCGGCGGGTGCCGAGCACGGCGGTGTAGTGGGCGTCGCGCTCCTCGATGTCCTCGGCCAGCTCGAGCCAGGCCAGCGGGTCGCCCTGGGCGGCGGCGCGATGGATCGCGGCGAGACGCGCCGGCGTCAGGCCATCGGCCGGGAAACCGGAGAGCGGCGAGCGGATGCCGGTCAGCGTCGGGGCGGCCTTGGGCTCGCCGAACAGTTCGTCAAGATCGACCGGCTCCCCATCGGGGCCGAGAATGCGCGAGAGCCTGGCCATCAGAAGATTCCTCCGCGCAGGCGGGCGATCAGGGTTGCGATCGCGTCGTCATGGTCGTCCGAGCCGAAGCCGCGCGGCCCGTCCAGCGCGGCCGGGCCCGAGGCGGAGACGACCTGGTAGCTATAGGGTGCGAAGGGCTGCCGGGTTGCTGAATAGGCCAGCGCGATCGCGATCCCGGCATCGCCGTGCCGGGTGCCCCCGGCGGCGCCGGCGACGCGCAAGGCCGGCAGCGTCGCGATGCCCTTGACCACCTTGAAGGCGCGCAGATCCGCGGCGACCTCGGCGTCGCGCGGGATCAGGATCATGTCGTCCTCGAAGGCGGCCTTCAGCGGCGGCATCTCGATCCGGTACCATTCGGTCGAAAATTTCACGCCGATCATGGCCTCGCCGAAGCGTTGCGTGCCGCTCTCGGCCAGGCTGGCGCCGAGGCCGGTGGCGTCCGTGCGGCCGCCGATGAAACGCGGCAGGCCGTAGGCGATCGCGTCGCGGATCTGCTCCTGCTGCTGGAAGGACACTTTCGACAGTTCGACCAGGAAGGGCACGATCCGGCGCATCGTCCGGCCGATCTGCATCGGGCAGATCACCGAGAGGTCGCGGTAGCGGCCGACGTCGAAGCCCAGCCCCGATTGCAGGGCCGGATCGAGCGTGGCCCGCATGACGGGCTCCAGCTCGTCCGCGATCCAGCGCTGGACCTCGGCCTTGCGGACATGTTCGGGCAGCATCGTGAAGCTGTCGGGGAAGGACAAGCGCAACACGGGCGCGTCGTGCATGCGCGCTTCGATCAGCGGCCCGGGCAGCCAGGCGCCGGAGCCCTGGCTGGGGATGCAGTAGAGTTCCTCGTCGGCGCCCTCGCCGTATTTCCCGATCAGGTCCTCGCGCCAGTCGGCTTCCTTCTCCGGCGACCACTCGCCGTGCTTGTGCGCGTTGATCAGGCAGATGCGCTCGAACAGCCCGTCGCGCAGCGCGTCGTCCAGATCGAAGCGGACGAGGCCGTAGTTCTTGCGGCCGGCGCGGATGTCGGTGACCAGCCCGTTGAAGGCGTTGTCGGCGCCGTTATGCGTCGAGATGATCAGCACCTTGCCGCCCCAGATCAGGAATGCCATGGCGGCCTTGATCAGCTCGGGGAGATTGTCGACGAAGGCGGCCTCGTCGAGGATGGCGAAGCCCTGGAGGCCGCGGAGCGAACGCGGCTTGGAGGACAGCGCCACGATCGAGAAGCCTGAGGCGAAGTCGATCTTCAGCGCCTGGATGCCCTTCTCGGAGCCGTCGTCGAAGATGATGTCGCCGGTTGCGACCACCACCTTCTCGAAGAGCTTGGCCCACATGCCGGCGGCGTCGATGAACTCCTTCGCCATGTCGTGGCTGGTGCCCATGTAGAGCGTGTCCATGCCGCCATTGTCGCGGGCCGAGGCGGACCTCAGCACGGCGTCGGCGGCCGCGCCCCAGGTGGCGCCGGTGCGGCGGGACTTCTCGACCACGACGACGTCATGGATCTCGCAGAGCCGCGCGATCGCACCCTGGTAGTAGAGCAGCGCCGGCGTCTCGCGCCAGTCGGCCGGGGTGGCTCGCCCCTGCTCGCGGCGCAGCCCCACCCATTCGTCGCGCGTCGGCCGGGTGGCGACGTCGCCGGCCGTGGCCGATAGCGCCAGCGCGGCCCCGACGCCCGCGGCGACACCCTTGCGGATGAGCCTGCCGGCGGCCTTGAGGATCTCGGCATCAGCCATCGCGGATCCCGAACAGCTCGCGCTTGAAGGCTTCCTTGGCCTCGCGCGGCAGCCCCTTCAGGGCGTCTACCTTCTCGATCGCCGCCTCGACCTGCACCTGGAAATGCTTCTGCGCCATGACGCGGTTGTCGAATGAGATCTTCTTCGCCCGTTCGGCGCCGGCGAGCGCCGTGCTCAGATTGGCGACCATCTCCGCCATGAGCGGTGTCGCCCTCAGCTGGCCGGCGTTCTCGGTCATCTCGAAGATGATCGTCTTCAGCGTGTCGGAGACCAGGATGGTCAGGTCGTTGTTGCCCTGATCCTCGTTCTTCGCGGCGAGCGCGGCCGCGATCTGGCCGACTTCGCCGAGCCGGTGCGCCGTGCGGGCGGTGCGCACCGCGGCGCGGTTGAAGGCTGAGGCCGAGATCGGCTCCAGTCCCTTCATCCGCAGGCGGAGATTGAACTGCTCGCGGATGTCCTCCTGCGTCTGCTTTCGGGCGCGCAGCTGGTCGAAGGCCCAGGCGACGTCGTCCTCGGCCTCCGGCGGGAGGAGATCGAGCGAAGAGAGGCGACCGCGCTTGCCCGGTGCCATCGCTCACGCCTCCGGCCGGGACGGACGCTTGATGCCCTCGACGATGGTGCGGCGACCGACATGGTCCGCCCCCTTGGCGGTGATCGACGCGACGCGCACCGTGCCGGCGACCAGCACCGTCACCGTGCCCATGTCGCGCAGCCATGCCAGCTCGTCATGGACCCAGTCCCGCGACTTGGTGATGCCATAGCTCTCCAGCGTCAGGCGCAGCAGCTCGGAATTGAGGCGCCCGTCCGGCTGCTCTTCGAGCGCGCGCAAGATGACGAGGCGGGCTTCCTCGCGGATGAGACGGTCCATCATCGGCCTTCCCCTCTCATCGGCTCTTCGCCTGTTCGAGCAGGAATTCCTGCAACCGCTCGGAAATCGCCGCGACCGGCTTGAGCTGCTCGCCGAGCCCGCGCAGCTCGCCCTTGAGGTCGGAAAGCGAGAGCTGGATGGAGTGGACGCTGTTGCGGTCGGGCAGATGCCGGAACTCATTCTCCAGCCGGCTCACGCGGTCCTCGACCTTGTCGACCTTCTCGATCGCGAGCGTGAACTTGCCGTCGAGGGAGGAGATCGCCCGCTCATGGTCGGTGCGCGTGACGAACTTGGTCGCGATCGCGAGGATCGCGGCCTGGCTCAACAGCACCAGGACGCTGCCGTATTGCTGGAGAAAGAGCATCATGTCGGCCACGGCATCGTCCTCGGCGTCAGGCGGCCAGCGCCGCGGCCGAGGGCAGCAGCAGGTCGGCGGTGGCACCCTGCGGCGCGGTCTGCTTCAGCTTTGCGAGGGCGAGGTTGACCAGCCGCGGATCCTGCGCGTCCAACCCGAAGGCAGAGACGGCATCGGACGCGCCGGCCAAGCCATGAGAGATCGTCTCGGCGACCAGGCGGTCACGGATCTCGGTCTGGGACAGGCCCTGGCCGGTCCACTGCATCAGCTTCGACCAGGCCGCATCGGCGCCGGTCGTCAGCGCCAGGTGCAGCGTGCGCCGGTGGCGTTCCTCCAGATCGATGTTGAACCAGCGCTTGGCGGCGGCGGCGACCAGCGCGATGGCGCCGGCGGCCAGCCCCTGGACGGCCAGGTCCCACCACGGCTTGATGAAGTCGCCCCAGCCTGGCGCAGCCAATTCGGCGGCGTCAGCGGGAGCCGTGTACGCGGTGAGCAGGGCGGCGAAGATGGCGGCGGCGGCGAGGCGAGGAAACATCGGATTTCCTTTCGAGGTGCGGTCGTGGGGCAAGGCCTCAGACCTCCCGATCGGGCGGCACGAGTGCCTTCCAGGTCAGCGGGCCAACGATGCCGTCGGCAATGAGCCCGGCACGGGCCTGGACGGCCTTCACCGCCAGCTCAGTCGCGGGGCCGAAATCGCCGTCGATGGTGACGAGGAAGCCCTGCTTGCGCAGACGCGCCTGCAGGTCCTCGATCGCAGCCTCGTCGGCGCTGCCACGACGCAGGATCGGGTAATGCACGGGATCGGCCGTGGTCAGCCCCGCCTCGACCAGGGCCGCGATCTCGCGCTTGGCGATGCCGAGCTTGACGCGCCGGTCCTCCAGCCCGTTGCGGCCGCCATTGATCAGCCGCGTAATCGCGACGAGATCGTCCTGCTCGGCCAGGGCGTTGAGCTTCTTGCGCTGCCAGTAGAGGCAGGCGATCTCCAGCGAGATTTCCGGCTCGGCCGCGCGATCGGGGTCGCCCTCCAGGTCGATGCCGAGCAGCGCGCCGTATTCGCGATAGTTGGCCCGGCCGGTGAGCTGGAAAATGCCCCGGCCGTGGAAGCGGGCGCCATCGCCGGGCCTGACGTTGCCGAGATCCTTGCGGCCGTCATAGCGGGCGAAATAGGCCGCGCCGCCATATTCGTTCAGCGTCCGGAAACTGTCGCTCTCATGCGCCGCCTGGGCGATGAAATGGGCGACACGCAGCGCGCTGACGATGTCGTAACGCGGCAGCACACGCGGCAGTGCCGCGCCAACCGGGCCGATGATGGCGACTCGCGCCTGGGGCGCGATCGCGCGCAGCGTAGCGGTTCCGAGACGGTCGACGAGGGACAGGGACATGCGCGCTCCGGCAGCAGGAGGCCGGACCTTGGTCCGGACGCTTTGGCCGAAGATGCGCGGATGGGGATGGAGCAGACAGGCCCCGAGATCGGGGCCTCAGGCCTGACGGGCGAAGAGATCGAGCTGGGTCGTGGCAGGGCGCCCGTGGCGCTTGACGATGTCGTCCACCGTCGTCTCGGAGCAGCCGGCCCGCAGAGCGATCTTCGGACGGGAGAGCCCCATCGCCTTGTAGCAGAGCACGCGCCACTGGCGGCCGACGGGCAGCTTGACCCGCGTCGCGCCGTATTTCCTCCGCATCGCGGCCGCTGCGTCAAGCCCCACGATGTCAGCCAGCGCGCGTCCCTCCTCCGGGTCGGAGACATAGACCCGCGTGCCGCCCCGGGCCTCCAGCAGACGCAAGGCCGCTTCCTCGCCGATCAGCGCGACGAGCGGGGCCACGTCCTCGGTCGGGGGCGGCAGTCCGGTCATCGGCGCCGACGCCTCCGGCCGGGGACCATGTCGGCTTCGAGCACGGTGACCAGGACGTCGTCCTTCACGACATAGCGCAGCCCGTCGGCGACGATGACATAGTCGGCGATGCCGGCGCGCTCGGCGCCGAGGCGCGCGCGCTCCAGCGAATGCGCCAGGGTGAGCCGCAGCGTCTCGATCTCGGCCGCTCCCGACCGATCTAGGAAGCGCACCAGAGCGTGGTCGGTGACCCGGATCATGACGCCAGCCTCTTCTGCCAGGCTTTGAGCTGCTCGATCGCCTCGCGCGCCTGGGGCGGCTTCAGGAATTCAGGCGCGGAGACCCCGAAGCGGCGCTTCACCCAGGCCCGCAGCGCCTCGCGGTCGAGAGGGCCGGCGTGGAGCGCGCCCCAAAGCGCGTAGATCTTGCGGATGTCGGCACGCTCCGCGGGCGGGCGCTTCGACTCCTTGGGCGCCCAGCCCAGCCGCTTGAACTCGGCGATGACGGCCGTGGCCGTGCGATCCGAGAGATCCTTCGCGCTCTCGACCCCGGCGACGCGCTGGAGCAGCGCCCGGTACTCCGTCTCCCTGAGCCCGAGTTCCTTGCGGGCGATGTGGATCTTCGCGAGCATGGCGGGGTGGCTCATCGCATCGCCCTCCGGACGCCTGCGACGAGCGCGACCCGCTGGCGGGTGAGCTGCTTCAAGCGGGTTTCAACGATGGTCGAACGGCGCGGCAGCAGGCTCGCGATGACGCCCTTCAGCCGCTCGCGCTCCGCATCCAGCTCCGCCAGCTCGTCGCGCGCCAGCAGCGCCGAGATGGCGCCGGCGTCGGACCGGGCTGGGCGGTGAGCGCGCGGCATCGTCACGCTCCTGCCTCGAACAGCGGGGCGGCGACGGGCTTGGCAAAGCGAGCGGCATCATCCGGCCGGGTCAACGCCTTGCGCTGTCCGGGCGGGATCCAGAGCGGCGGGCGCGGCTCGGCGCCTCGCTTCCAGCAGACCCAGCAATAGTCGGTGGCGGTGGAGCCTTTCGGCTTCCACTCGCCGCGGTGCATCGGCACCCGCTCGACGTAATAGGCGATGACGAAGGGCGGATAGGTACGGAAGAGATCGTCGCGCTCGCCCGAATGCAGCCACTGCGTCCGGACCAGCAGGCCGACGCCACGCCGGGCGAGCGACAGCGCCATGCGCGCGAATTCGACGGCGCGGTTGAAGGGCGGGTTCGTGAAGCCCCAATCGCAGGCGCCCCGGTTTGGGCCGGCTTCGAGAAAGTCCCAGACCTCGCCATAGCCGTAAGGGTGGATGTCGCTCGCCAGCGTCGCCGGGAAGGCCTCGCGCAGCGGTTCGGCCATGTGGCCTTCGCCGCAGGCCGGCTCCAGGACGATGTCGTCGGTCTGGACGCCGAGCACCGGCAGCGCGACATGCTGGACGAAGGCCCGCGTCGCCCAGGGCGGCGTCGGGAAGAAGTCGAGCGAGTCGTGCGGCTCCGAGCGCTGCGCGGCGACGGCCGAGGAGAAGGCGAAGCTGGGCTGGCTCATGCCGCCCTCGCAAAATGCAGGGTTGCGATGGTACCGTGCGGGTCATGAGCAAGCCCGGCGACCGCCCCTCTAAGGACGCTCTGCGTCAGGTCTACGTGAACCGGGGCTTTTCGCCGCCCACCCTGGAGCGGATAGGGGTGCTCATGTTGGGTTGCGCACAGTTCGAGACCGAACTGGAAAAAGTCTTCTGGCAGATGGATGGCTGGCCCGAAGTCGGGTCCCGCCCTAGGACAGATGGATGGCCCATATCCCGCCTGCTTGAGGAGTTTCGACGGGCGGCTATCGCCGCGCATCCGGAGTTCCAGCGAGCGGTCGAGAATTTTTTGGCGGCGGCCGGAGACGTCATCGCTTTCCGCAACGCGATTGCTCATGGAGAAGCACTCGCGCTGCCACGTTTGGGAACTGCGGTCGCTATCAGCAACGGCGGTGTACATGGCGTGCAGCGAAAAAGGCCCGCCGAGAACGCCCATCTCGACGCAAGCATCTTTGATATGGTTCTGGATGCCCTTTTCCTGCTGATGCAGGCCATCTACGCGGGCCACTGGCAGGCCCAGGAGTTCATGCGCCTCCCGGCTCTTCTGCAGTCTCCAGGGCTTAACACGGCTCGGTCGCTGGCAAATGAGGCCCGCAACATTGCGTCTCTCGTGAACCACGAGAAATACTGAGAACCTGCAGTTCACCGCACCGGCCCTCCGGCGGCGGCGATCGCCTCGCGCTTCGCCAGCTCCAGGCACATCTGCGCCATGGTCTCGCTGTGCCGCAAAACGGCTTCGCGGGCCTCGGCCGGTAGCTTCAGGAAGGCGCGGATCTCGTCGGCGTTCTCGTGCAGCTTCTCCAGCGAGCGGGCGGCCGCGTTGAGCCGTTCCATGTCGCGCTGGCCGAACTGGTCGCCACGCAGTTCCTTGATCGCCTTGCCGCCGAGCATGCAGCGCTGGCGCGTCTCGGCAAAGCGGACGGCGTCGATCTGGAGCGGGAGCGGGATGACGGGGGCGGTCATGCCATCCCCCCGACTAGCGATGCGATTGGTGCCTTGCTGGCGGTTCGAGTACAGGATGCCTTCCTGAAACCCGAGATGGGGTAGCTTAGATGGTAGGCCTTGTTGTTTTTCTGGTTGGTGTGGTGCTGGTCGCCATCGGTTACTGGCGTAACCTCGATGCGGCCAAGCCGGCCGAAGTCGTCCGCGACCCTGTTGGTCAAGTCCTGCAGGCGAGCGACCATCTGCAGAGTCTGCTGCAAACTGTTACGGCGTTTGGCCCTTTCGTGATGATGGGCGGAATCATGTGCGGCTTGGGCGCTTGCATCATGGCGTGGGAAGCAAAGCGTTAGCGCGCGCACGTCTGTCTGCGCCTGTGGCCGCGAGGGGATGATTTCGCTGATCATGAGTGCGGCCCCCAGCTGATCATGACGCCCTCAAACGCCATCTCCGGGTCGGCCGCCTGCTCATGGGCGGCCTTCCAGAAGGCCTGCATGTCGTCCCAATGCAGGAAGCCGTCAGCGCTGGCGAAATTGTCGAGGAACGCAGCGGTGCCGAACGCCTCGCCGGTGTCGACCATTTGGACATAGCCGCGGGCAATGCAGAGCCGCACCGGCCGCACGGCCGTGCAGACCTGGTAAGCGATGATCCGCCGGCAGTCTTTGGTTCGCATGCCCTGATAGAGCTGCAGCAGCTCGCCGGGCCGGGCGTGGCGCTTGCGCGGCGCGCGGATGGTCTGGCGCTTGACGATGCCCGTGGTCGGATGGCCGCAAACGATCGGCTCGGCAAAACGCTTGTTGAAGGAATACGCGACCATTAGCGGTCACCTCCAAACAGGCTGGCGCGACCGGCCCGACGGCTCGGTGCGCTAAGCCCCGCATTCGAGGCATTACAAAGATTGAGTTCCCCCGCTACACTTCGCTCTTGGGGAGATTCCACATGTCTAAAGGCGACGATCGTGCAACAATCTTTTTTATTGTTACGATGGGCCTTGCCGTAGCGCTGGGTATCGCGTTGGACATCAGCGAGCCGCTGTGCAGAGCTGCAAAACTTAGAGAAGCAGCACCTGATAAAATCGTCTTCGGTTGTTTCGAATTTTGGTTCAATCGTTACCAATCTCTCTTGGGAAGCGTATTGACCGCCGGCGTTGCAGGGATAACGCTTCGCTTCATCGGAAAGCAGCTTCGAACTGCGGATAGACAAGCGGCTGTGGCAGCGGCACAGAATCTCAGGTTGAAAGCGGCTGAACTGGTTGAAGAACGCGGCATCGTTGATGAAATTGACCACGTAATGGAGGATATTTTCAATGCCCTGATGAGAGCGGCGAGGGGCCCGCAGTCTGATATCGCGCAATGCTTCGACGCAGTTATTAGCTTCGAAATGCATGTGGCAACGGTCAAAGCGAAATTTGATAAGTATTCTTCCCGTCCTGTGCTGGGCGTGCAGTCCAAAGCGCGTGACGCTGTTAGGCACAAGATTTGGTGGATGGCTTCCACCTTGGCTTATATGCGAAATATCATGCTCGAAAGCAGAGCACGGCTGCCGGGATTGTCCCCCGCAGAAAAGAAAGCTTTTTGGGATTGGCCGACTATGGTGCGCGATGCGGCTGCGAATTACCGCATGAAAGAGCGGTTCGATTATTTCGACGCAACAAAGGCCGAAATCGACGCCGTTTGGGCGCAAATCGAGGAATTCGAAACAATCGCCGTTAGCAGATGAATCGACATACGCGTGAACTGGGATCTCCTCGCTGGCGATGACGTATCGCGCATGGGCGCCGCTGATGCAGTGCAGCCTGCCTACATCACTATTGGATAGCGCCTCCGCTTCCTTGGCGGATTTCTCATATTCCGCCACTACGCAAAGTGGGCGCTGGGTCAACCGTGCCATCTGGACCTCACGCGGCCGCGAGGTCGATGACGACCGGCTCGAAGCGGTCCTGCGGCCGGGCGCGCTTGTAGAAGCGGACATACTCCTTGGTGCCGGTGACGCGGATGGCGTCGCGGATGGCGACCATGCCGCGCTTCCAGCGCTCGTCCTCGATGTCCATGCGCAGGAGCGAGAACAGCTCGGCCTTGTTGATCTGGCCGGCCTTTTCGACATTGAAGACGCGGTTCACGAGCGCGCGGATCTCGGGGCGGCTTTCCGAACCCCACTCGACCAGGCACTCGTCGATCAGCTTCTTGGCTTCCTGGAGCTGCGGACCGAATTCGATCAGGTCGGCGATCTGCACCTTGACCTGCATGAGCCCGTCATAGCTCTGGAAGGTAACGTTGCCCTTCTCGCCGCCGGCGCGGGCGCCGTATTCCTGCTCCAGCAGGGACTGGAAGGCGTTGAGATCGGCGAAGGTGTGCGCCTTGAAGCGCGCGATCTGGGCCGAGAGCGAGAGCGCGAAGGCGAGCACCTTGCGGACCGTCTCGTCCTCCAGCTTGTCGGCCGGCTTGACCAGCTCGATCGGCATCAGGGCGCCCTTGGCATTGCGCATGTAGGACTTGCCGTCGATCTCGACGGTGGCCGAGGGGATGGCGGGCGTGGCGGTGTCAGGCTGCATGAGGCGTCTCCTGGACGGGTTCTGAGGCGGGTTCGGAAGGGTCGTCAGGCGGCGGCTCGGTGCCGTCGCCGAAGGTCTCGACGAGCAGGCGCGCCATCGCGACGATGTCGATGACGGGCACGCGGACGGCCTCCCGCTCTGGCGCCGCGAGAATGCGCCGGGCGGTGGCCAACGGATCGGCGATCGTCGCGAGCTGCAGCATCCCTTGGCGTTCCAGCGCGATCAGGGTGCCGAGCAGGGCGTCGCTCTCCTGGCGGAAGATCTCGCTCTTCTCGCGCAGCGTATCGATCGCGCGCACGCCGTTGAGGACGGTGGTGTGGTCGCGGCCGCGCGAAGCCTGGCCGATCGCCTCCAGCGAGAGCGGGGTGAGCTTGCGGGCCAGCCACCAGGCGAGATGGCGCAGTCGCGTCCGGTCCGAGTTGCCCCGGTCGCCGGACATGATCTCGAAGCGTGAGCGGCCCCCCACCGCGGCCACGGCGTGGACGATCGTATCGAAGGGGACATGCCGCTCGCTCATGACGTCGTTCCCGGCAGCACGGGCGCCCGCACCGCGAGATCGCGCAGCGCGTGCTCCAGATGGAGCAGGAAGCGGCCGTCGCGGATGCCATCGCGAGCCAGCGCCCGTTGACGCTTCACCTGGCCGGCGAGGTGGCGCAGATCCATGTCGAGGCCGAAACCGGTCGGGCTCTCGACGGAGGCGAGGATCGCGTCGGCGCGCTCGTCGAGCGTCGGGCCATCGAGCGCGCGGCGCTGCCGATGGCTCGCCGCGATCTGGCGCTGGTCGTCGAGCAGCCAGCTCATGCCGCGTCCCCGCCTTCGTCTTGACAATCGACCCGCGAGATCGCCGGCCGTGGCACCACCGGGAAGGTGACGACGTTGCTGTCGCCGATCGCCGCCGAGAGGCGGGAGAGGCCGCCATCGCTGCCTCCGTCCTCGCGATCGAGCTGCGCCTGCAGGGCGCGCTGGTCGCGCTTCAACGCCTCTTGAAGCGTCGGCGAAGCCTGGGCACTCGCGACCAGGTCGAGATCGCGCGCCACCGCCTCGAGTTCGTCGGCGACCGCAGCGCGGTCCTCCAGCACGTCGGCCTTCTCGGCCATGACGTTGAGCGCGACATAGAGTTCACGGCAGGCGTCGATCGTCGGCCGGTGATGGGCGCCGACATAGCGGCGAAAGAGGTCGCGGATCTCGCGCAGATCGCCGGAGAGCGGTTTGGGCTGGGAGGTGCCGGTCTGCATCGGTCAGCTCCGCAGGTTCGGGTTGAGGCGGCGCAGATGCTCCAGCTCCTCGGCGCTATCGAGCGCGCAGAAGACGACCAGGCCGAACCCGCCGAGCCCCAGCCCGACGAGCGCGATCAAGGCCGCGGCCGAGACGGAGAGCCCGGGCAGCAACAGGCCGGCGAGGAAGGGCGCCGTGACGGCGCAGCCAGCGGCCAGCAGCTTGGCGACAGAGACGATCATCAGACGGAGTCCTTCTGCTGGCGGTTGGGGCAGGTCTTGCAGGCGTGGGAGAGCCGGGCGCGCGTCGAGTTCGTCGCGGCGAAGGGCGTGGCTTGTTCGCGGAAGCAGCGGTCGCGGCCGATGTCCCCGAGGATCGGACAAAGGACCGTCTCGCCCATCAGGGCGCCGCGAACGGTGGCCAGCACCCGAGCGACATCGCCGGGATACTTGTTGCCGAGCACATGGCTGATCACGGCGTCGGAGTAGCCGAGGCGCCTGGCGACGGCGCGGGAGGTCTGCGCCTTGCAGGCTTCGGCCAGGACGAGGATCTCGGCGGGGACCGCCTCCCCCCAGGCCAGGCGGGCCTTGGCGACGGCGTCGAGCTTGCCGGCCGAGCCGGGGATGGGGCCGCGGTTCATGCCGCCCACCCCTTGGTCTGGAGACCGTTAAGGTTAACGGACTCGCCGTTGTTGCGATCGACGATCGTCTGCTCGCGATGCCTCACGATCGGGGCGAAGGGGCCCGTGTTCTTGCGCCGGAGCAGCTGGTAGTGGCCGACCGTGCCCTTGCGGCCGACGAGGGCGACGTAGCCGGCCCGGCGCAGCCACCACAGATAGTTCTGGGCCACGGCGTCGCTGACCGGCGCCTCCTCGGTCGAGGCCGCGCAGGCGAGTTCGCGGATCGTGAAGCTCTGCAGGGCGCGCATCGCCCGCCAGATCTGCTGCCGGCGGACGGCCTGGCGATTGTGAAGCGCGCCGAGTTCGGGAACCGCCACCTCCTTCCGGAGCAGGCGATAGGTCTTCTCGCAGCGGCCGCCCCAGTGCCGGGTCGCGGCGACCTCGACATGACCGTCTGCGAGCAGGGCGAGGACATAGTTTGTCACGGCCGGCCGCGTCACGCCGCCGGTCAGGCCGAAGACGTCGTTGACGGTGAAGAGCCCGTCACGCTCGGCCGCGACCTTGCGGATCGTGGTCCAGTAGTGCTTGCCGCCGCTGAGGGGCGAGGATTGTCCCTGCTTCATCACGCGCTCCTGCGGGACGAGCGCGCCGGCGGGTTGCCGGTGAAGAATTCGGGGACGAGGCCGCCGGCTTCGAGCGCCTTCAGGCCCCGCGTCGCTGCGAATTCGCGGGCGCGGTAGAGGTTGGTAACGATGCGCCGGGCACGCCCCTCGGAGGCGTTGCGCATCGCCTCCAGCGTCGGATCGTCGATCGCCAGATGCGGGCAGAACATCTGCGCGAGCTTGCGGGTGTCCTCCAGGTCGCAGGGCTGTGCGGCGACCCAGTCGAGCACGCGGTTGTGGACGCGCTCGATCTTCATCAGCTTCTGCGGCAGCAGCTCTTCGCCGATCAGCACGATCGGGATCTGCGCGCCCTCCTGGATCTCGCGCACCAGCTCGATCATGCCCTTGTCGACGAGCTTGTCGGCCTCGTCGATGAAGAGCGGCGGGTGGTTGGGCTCGGCCAGGCGGATGATCGCCTGTTCCGTCAGATCGGCGACCGTGCCTTTGGGCTCGCGCACGCCGAGTTCCTTGAGGATTGCGCGCACCAGCGTCTTCTTGGTCCAGCTGTCGCCGATCTCGATACGCGGGCCGCCCGTCTTGTTCTGGGCGAAGACGGCCGAATAGGTCTTGCCGTAGCCGCTATAGCCATGGACAACGCCGAAGCCTGGCATATGGGCGCCGCGATCGTTGAGGCGCTGCACGAGCCCGACCATGTGGACGACGTTCTTCAGCAGGGCGAGCGAAGCCGGGCGCTGGAAGCCGTCACTCTTGATTTCAGGTGTCATTGCGTTCATCTGTTCCTCGTCAAGACTTGATCGGCCCCGCTTCGGCGGGGCTCTTTTTTGGTCGGCCTAACGCAACGCCGCCTCGCCAAATTCCTCGTAGAGCCCGTCCAGGCCGCGCTTCTCGCTGCTGTTGGCGAAGCCGCCATAGAAGGCCGCCTGTTCGGGAGAGATCGGCTCGCCGGCCTCCAGCCGGGCATGCAGATCGAGCCAGCGCCGGTAGCGCTGCTGCGGTGTCTCGTGATCGCGCAGCGGGCGGACATTCGAGGGGCGGCGGGCCGCGGACGCCGGGGTCGGCGCATCCTCCATCTCGGCCAGCAGCTGCGCGTGGACCTTCGCCGCCTCTGGAGTGAGCGGCGCGGCCGCAGGCGCCTCGCCCCGGCGCAGGGCCGCGATCTCCAGACCGGCATCGAGCGCGGGCGTCGTGTGGATCTCGGAGCGCGGCGGGAAGGCGACCAGGTTGCCCGCAGCCGCGGCGGCGTCCTTGAGCCGGCCCTCCAGCACGGTGCGCTGCGTGACACCCTTCCTGACCTGCCGGGTGATCTGCGCCGTCTGCGCATCGATCGCCGCCTTTTGGGCGGCGCGGGTGCGTGCCACCAGCTCGGCCGGGTCGACGCCGGCGCGCTCGGGATTGAGCGCACGGCCGATGAAGCGGTCGCCCGTCTCGTCGAAGAGCCACACCGTGCCGGCGTCATGCGGATCGAGCCGCACGAAGACGCGATCACCCGGCAGGCAATCCGGCGCCAGATAGTGGAAGCCCCCGATCCGAACACCGTTCTTGCCGACGGTGCGAAGGCCCTCGGCATCGGGCGCCGGCATCAGCAGCGTGGCCAGCGCATCGGCGTCGACGGTGCGGATGGCCCTTGTCGAGGATGCGGCGCGGGCGAAGGGTGTCAGATTGCCGATGCCGCCATGCGCGCGCTGGGCGAAGATCTCGCTCGACCAGCGGTCGACGATCGCCTGCAGTTCCTCGCCGGTGAGGGTGACGTTGAAGGCGTCGCTGTCGCTCTGGCCGAGACGGGCCGCGAAGGCCTTGCGCCCCTCGATCTTCTTGCGATGGGCGACGCTGTGGCCGACGAAGCCGGGCAGCATGCGCGCGCAATCGGTCTGGAAGGTGCGGATGTTGCGCTCGACCACGCCCTTTTCCCAAGGCGAGAAGGCATGGGATCGGATGGCCTCGATCTGCAGCTTGGCGAAGAGGCGCACCGTGGCGCGGGCGACGAAGTCGGAGCCGTTATCCGTCTTCACGGCATCGGGCACGCCCCAGGCGAGGATCGCCTTGCGCATGAGCATCTGGACGGCCTCGGAACGCGGCGTCTTCGAGACGAAGAGGCACATGCGGCGCGACCAGATATCGATGCAGACATAGATCGAATGCCGGCCGTCGACACAGAGCGCGTCCACCGGCGAAGCATCGATCTGCCAGAGCGCGTTGAGATGCGGCACGAGATGAGCGCAGGAGCCCGAGGTCCGCATCTTCGAACGGTAGCCGTCGGGGTCCATCATCCGCAGGAGGCCGGCAGCGTGCTCCTGCCTCCAGGCCTTGAAGCGCATCTCGAACGCCCGCTGGACCGGCAGCGCCAGACCTTCGGCCGCCAGCCGCGCGCCGAACTCGGCGCGGATCGTCTCGTAGATCTGCCGGGCCGTGTAGAGCTCGTTGAAGGAATGGACCGCGAGGGCGAAATGCTTGATCTCGCCGTCGAAGGCGGCGTCGAGCACGCCCTGGCCGCGGCGCGCGGCGCCCTTGTCGACCGCCAAGCGCTCAGTCTCGCCCTCACGGGCCGCCGCGAGCCAGCGCAGGAGTGTGCGGGTCGACAGGCGCCCGATGATCTGGCTCGCCCAGGCCGGCACGTCAACGCGGCCGAGATTGTAGAGGTCGACGAAATGGCCGACGGCGACCGTCTGCTTCAGTGACGACGAGCGGGTGAAAGCCTTCAGGGCGCCGAGCACGGCGAGCCGCGCATCCAGTTGCAGCGTCGCCGCTCGCCCCGTGCCCTCGGCCGGCTCCGGCGCCGCCTGGATCGTCTCCGCAGCGCCCGTCGCGGCGCTCTCGACCGGCGCATGGGCGCCGAAATAGGCAGCGCGAGCCGCGACCGGCAGCATATTGACATGATACTCGACGCCGCCGCCACGCCCGGCCCGCGGCCGGGACAGGCCGGCGAAGCGCGCCCAATCCTCTCGCTCGGCGAGCAGATTGACGTTGCGCTTGGTCGTCGGCAGGCCCGGCAGGGCCAGATCGGCGATCTCGGCGGGGGTCAGCCACATTTTCATGGGGCGACCCCGAAAGGGCGACGCGCGGCGGGGCTGGCCAGGGGGGTGGCTACCCCGCCGCACGTGCCTTCTCCATGATGGGAGCTGCGAACCAACCCATCGGAGGAGGCAGGGATGACGAAGGATGAAAGGCTATCGACGGCCGAAGCGCGACTAGAAGCGGCGATGAAGAGCAAGGACGCAGCCGTGATCACGCTCAAGGACGTGTTGCTCGACGTCATGGTCCGCGACGGCAGCGCCGACTGGGCACGCATCGAAGCCCAGCTCGTCGAAGCCTTGGAGGGGAGCGAAGGCCTGACCAGGCTGCGATTAACGGCGGCCATCGACCACCTCCGCGAGCTCCAGGCGAAACGAGGATGACGCGAACAGGACGAGCGACATTGCCCGGTCATCGCCAATGACTTGGGCAACCGCCTCCAACAGCTTGGCCCCCATCCCGTTGTCGTCGACTGGCTCGATCGAGAGCCATGACGCGAGCACGCGCCCGGCCTCCTCGCCGCGGGAGAAGGCGAGGACCACTTTCAGCCTGGCGGTCAGAATGTCCGGCGGGAGCTTCGCACTCATGCCGCACCGCCCTTCTTGGCGCGGACCGGCTTGGCGGCGGCATCGGCGGCCGCGACCTTGGCCTGGACCATGGCGAGCGCGTCGCGCAGCTGACCGGGCGATAGCCGCGCCAGCAGGGCCTCCAGCTTGACCAGCGGCTGATCCTCAGGCCGGACGGCGCCGCCTGCGGGCACCAGGCCGGCGCTGACGCGGGCCTTGGCGACGTTGCTGGCACGCCCCTCGGCGACTTCGCGCGCGGCCGTGACCTGTTCGGCGGGATCGAGCGCCGCCAGCGCCTGCAGCTGCGCCTGGTTGTCGGCGAGCTTCGTGCCTCGGATCAGGGCGACGGCTTCGGGGGAGAGAGAGGCGGCGAGTTCGCGCGAGCGGCGGATCGAGCGCTCTGCGAGGCCCGTCCGGCGAGCCGCCTCCTTGTTGAAGCCCGACCAGTTGGCCAAGTTGGCCAACTGATTTTTCTCGCGCCACTTTCTCGACCTGCGGTCGCCGCCGTTCTTCGCATCGGCGTTCTCGGCCTCGAAGAGATCAGCCAGCTTGCCAACGAAGATTGTTCGGTCGAGTGCGTCGAGCTCGTTGCGGATCAGGTTCGCGTGGATCTCGTGCTTCGCCCGCTCGGCGGGCGTTAGATCGCGGATGACCGCCTTGATCGTCGCGCGGCCGAGCAGCTTGTGCGCTTCCAGCCGGTGCTCGCCATCGACCAGGACGTAGCGGTTGCCGGCGCCGGGCGTCGTCGCCACGGCGATGGCCTGGTGGAGATAGCTCTCGGCGATCGAAGCCGCGAGCATCTCGACCTTGTCGCGGTCGACCAGGCGAAGCCGATCCTCCACGTCGACGGCGGCAATCTCGATCTCGATCTCGTGGTCGGGTAGCGCTGGCGCGCTCGACAGGTTGAGGACGTCGCGCATCAGGCCGCCCTTTTCTGCAGGATCTCGCTCGCCTTCTCTCGGCGTCGACGCTCGCGCTGGGACAGCCGGTGCCCATCCCGGTCGTAGAATTGCGGCCAGATCTGCTGGCGCGGCACGCCGATGACGCCGGCGATCAGCGCGTGGCAGGCCGGGAAGCACTGCCGCACCGCCTTGTTCATCGTGGTGATGTTGAAGCCGTGTTCCCGCGACAGGCGTTGCAGCGACGTCCCCTTTTTCCGGACGGCGGCGATGATGTCGGCCGGATGCCAGGCCGAGAGGACTCGTTCGCTGATGGGGCTCATGTTAACCGTAGATAAAACTGCCTGTTGTGTGACTGAACGATACAGGTTCCTAGATGTCAGTCAAGCGAGAAACTGGATTTCTGACTTGGCTTTCTGGAAGCGAGGCCGCAGGAACGTGAATGATGCGATGCGAGGGTTCGCGGCGCGGCTCAAGGCTGCGGTTCAGCGTTCGGGCGGCCCCAAGGCGGTCTCGGAAGCCGCGGGAGTGCCGCTTTCGACGCTCAACACCTATCTGGCGGGAACAGCTGAGCCCAAGGTGACGATCGCCGTGCGCCTCGCTCGGGCGCTGTCGGTCCCGCTCGGTGAGCTGTTGGACGGCGGCGATGGCTCAGAGGATGCAGGAATCAGTGCATCACAGTCAGGAACCCAGACGCGAGTGGAAGCTGCGGCTATCCCGATTCTGGATGTCTATGTTTCTGCAGGTCCGGGCTATGAGAACGAGGCCGCGCGGGACACGGAGGTAATGCCGTTCCCTCGATCGCTGCTGCGCCAGCTGGGTGTCCGGGAGAAACACGCGCGGTTCATGGTCGCTCGCGGCGACAGCATGATTCCGACTATCAAGGACGGGGACCTGGTGCTGGTGGACAGCAGCTTCACTCGAGCCAAGGACGAGGGCGTCTATGTCGTCGTCGTCGGCAATGGCTTGCGGATCAAACGGATCGCCTTTGGGTGGCAGGGCGCAATCAATCTGCTCTCCGACAACGAACAATACCCACCCGAAAAAGTCGAGGCGCCCGAAGCCGAATCTTTAAGGGTGATCGGCAAGGTTGTCTGGTCAGGCGGACAGCTCTGAGCGCAAGATATAAACCGACAGAAATGTTGGGGATCGTTCTGTTTGGGTGAACAAAATGTCAGATAATGACCACGATGCAAAATTTAAAAGACCGGCGGGCGACGACTCTCATGAGGGCAAGCCGCGACCGCGCATAGATGCTCGTCTTGCGAAGTCAGTTAAGTTTCTATTGGCTATATGGGCCACCTTATTAAGCGCTATGGCATCGTATGTTTTGTTTGAAGAATATCTTGTTGCAATTGATAGGAAAATTTTTGAGTATGTTTCACAATTCCCCCCGTTTCTAAACGGCCTTGCGGCCGTTTTGGGAGGTTTCTCAATCATATTTTTGGTTCGAGAAGTGCGACTTGGGACGCGCATAGTTGATGCCGCGAAAGAATTCCTGTCGCTAAAAAACGAAGTATCTGCGTATGAACCTGAGCCGAACCAAGCTGACGCGCGCGTGAATACTAATAATGCTAGTATTGGAAATATTGATAAGAGATTCAAAGATTTAATTGATAAAATATCTGCCATCGAAAATAACAAAATTGATATTGTTTCTCTCAATCAAGACGAGATTGATAATCTAAAAAAAGATGCAATCAGTCGCACTTCAAATTTAATTTCTGATGAGATTGCGAAGTATCTTAAACAAAAAATTCGTCGGGAAGAGGTTGATTCAATATCAGAGTCATCATTGGTGCGCCTTTCGAGGCAATTAATTGCTTTAGGTTCGCGAGCTAATTCAGTACTCGTAACGGGAATTATTTTTTGTTCTGCAGGATTGGCTGCATTATGGTACAGCTTCTATTATTCTCCCGTTATAAATACAAGTTCCGAATGGGTCGAATTATTTAAAAGCTATGCTCCTCGACTTGCATTGGTGCTCTTAATTGAGATAATAGGTTTCTTCTTTCTCAAAATGTATCGTGCTACACTTGTTGAAATTCGGTATGTCCAGAATGAAATAACTAATGTCGAGCTTCGACTTATTGCACTATTTTCTGCGCGAGCCGAAGGAGGCGCGACGTTGTCTAAGGTGATCGAGGCTCTGGCCAAAACCGATCGGAACTCAGTTATCGAAAAAGGGCAGACGACGGTCGAGATCGAGAGACATAGGGCTACGTCTGAAGCCGATAAGTCGATACTAGAGGCTGCGGTTGCCCTTGTTCATGGCACCAGGAAGGGTTCGTTCTGGCGCAGCTCGTAACAAGTCTGACGACTGTTTTGAATTGGGATGGGCGGCCTGACGGCCGCCTCACCATTCAAGCCACATTCAAATCTGGCGCTCTGAGATCCCAGCAATCGGCGTCGATTTCGTCTTCGGCGACGAGATCATCGATATCGCTCGGCAGCCTCCCGTGGCGCGCGATGACGACGGCATCATCCCAATCGCCCGTCTTCGGATCTCCTGTTCTGTGAAAAGCGACTACCCCCGCACGGATAGGCTTGTAGCGATCGAGCAGCTGCAGCGAGTGACCTCGATCTCGTGCAGGGATCGTGTCAGCGGCGGCTAGGCCGTCGCCCTTAACGGCGCTGAAGGTCTGGACGACGAAATAAGTCAGATGCTTGACGGTCTCGCGCTGCGGGCGGGTCTTACTCATGACGACGCTCTCCTGTTGGCGCCCCGATCCTGTCGCCGGGGCTAACCCCAGATTGACGCGTGCATTAGAACAAAACAAGAACATGCCTGACGTGGCGAGTCAGGAGGTTGTGACTCATGGGCAGGCGAAAGGGCGAGGTCACGGACCGGATGCGGGACCGGACGCATCCGGTCCAAGTTGAGATGCTCGTGCCGGAGACGGGGCTGGGGAACGCTCATCTGATCATGCAGCGCCTGGCCGCCCGGCATGACTATGAGACGACGCATCGCCGGAACGGCGTCCACCGGCTGGTACGCTGGTGCTTCTGCACCCGCGACGCCGCTGACGGCTTCGCTGCCGACTGCGGCGGCCGGCGCGTCGACCTGCCTGTGGATCCCGCCTATCTGCGGATCGACCAGCCCGACGCCCGCGAGCTGGCGCGAAGGGGGAAGGCCGCGCGGTTTGGCTTGAACGCATTCGACGCGGCGCGGTAGCGTGCTGCGATGCGCGACCTCGACGACGATCCGGACCCGCCGCCGAGCCGCTACGGGCTCGTCGTCGCAGGACTCGCCATGCTGGCGGGGCTGATCTTCATCTGGTCGTTCCTGCGCGGCTGGAGGCCTTGGTGAGGGGCGATTTGGCATCCCACTTCCAAAAATGGCCCGTGGCGGCCGCAGTGGCGGAAAGGCTCGATTTTTCAGCGGTTTGAGCCAAGTGGGATGCAGGGGCCGCACCCTGGCGAAAATCGTCCCACTTCCGAGAGGCGCGCGGACGGGTTTTCAATGACTTAGCGGAGGCGGCGGTTTCAGGCAGTGCTTCGAGGCGGCGAGAACGGTTCATTTCCTGCGAACAATCAAATGGCACTAAGTTGGCCGCCCCGCCCCGGCGAGAGCCTTGAAATGCAACGACTTTCCGGCTGATCCCGGCTGATCCCGGCTAATCCCGCCTTCGCCCCGTCATTGCCATTTGATTGTTCGTTTCACAGAAAAGCGTCGCCCGTCACGATCCGCGCCGGCGGCGCCTGCCAGAGCTGAAGCGACGCTGTGTCGCCATTGGCGCCATGGCGCATCACCTCGGTGGCGAAGCCGGCATTGGCTCCGCCTGTGAAGACGACCCGCCCACCGGTGAAATGGCCATCGGGGAAACCGGCCAGCGCTGCGGCGGTGAAGCCGAGCCGCCCATCCGTCGCGCTCACCAGCGCGGGCGACGGCACGATCGTCAGCCCGCAGCGCACATCGCCGAGATCGGCCGAGCAGGAGCGTGTATAGAGCCGGCCGCGCTCCTCGTCGAAGGCCTTGGCGAGGCCCCTCACCTCTGCGGTGAAGGCGCCATCCCCGCGTCTGATCTCGCCGATAAAGCCTGTCTCCAGCAGCAGCCGCTGGTCGGGATCGGCCCAGTTGACCAGCCAGACCGCAACCCGGGCATCGTCGTAGAGCCCCCTGGCGAGATCGGCCTCGTTCAGGCCGGTGGCGGCAAAGGCGCCGGCAACCTCGCCGCCGCCGATCGCGAAGCCGAGTTCGGCGGCGGTCTCCGCGGCCTCCAGTCCCGTCTCGGCAGCGAAGGTCACGCCATCGAACACGAGGCTCGTGTCATGATCGGTGAAGCCGAGCACGACGCCGTCGCGACGGGTCAGACTCCAGCAGCGGCACAGGGTCGTCGCTCCCTGGGCGAGATGCTCCGCCAGGGCTTCGGGGATGTCGCGCATGACAGGGCTCGCTTCAGGGAATGATCTCGACGACGGGGATGCGCGGGATCTCGCCGGCCTCGAAGGCCGAGAGATCGACCTCGATCGCGTCGGTGTCGAAGCGCACCGGCACGTCGAACTGAAACCCCGCGGTGACGGCGGCGCCGGGCGGCGGTGCATGGCCGCTGGCGAAGGTCACGAGGCCGGTTGCGGCATCGCAGGCGAAATGCGCCGGATCGACGACCACCCCGCCGACCGCGACCAGCACCTCCTCCGCGACAGGCTTGGTGATCGCCCGGCGATAGGTCGCGATGCCGCTACCGTAGTGCTTGCACAGGGCGAAACCGCGGGTGAGCCCGTCGCCGGTGCCGATGGCCTGGTCCGTCGCAGCAGGCGTGGCGGAGGGCGCGCAGCTCCTCCAGTCGAGCGGATCGCGCCAGCGGAAGCCGTAGAGGCGGCCGCGCCGCTCCTCGAAAAAGGCGACGACTTCAGCGAGCGCATCGAGTGTGCGGATGCCGCAGCCGGCGTCGTAGCGGCGGCGGGAATGGGCCCAGCGGCTGTTGCGTCGCTCCCTGCCCGAGGCCAGCGCGACGATCTGCGTCAGCCGCTCCGGGCCGCCACGGGCCCCGCGCGCAATGGCGGTCGGAAAGCGGATCTCGTGAAAATCGCTCATCGCCCCCTCCCTCAGAGTGCGCGATTGCCGCGCGCCACCGCCCGTGCGATGGCGGCGGAGAGTTGCGCCTCGGAGCGGCGGAAACTGTCGGCGTCGGGCGTCGAGACCTGGACGACGACGTTGAGCGGTCGCCGCGTCTCGCCGGAGGAGCGCACGCCGAGCTTGCCGTCGGTGCCGCGCGCCAGCGGCAGGATCGCCTCCGCGCCGCGCTCGCCCATCAGGCCGAGACCGCGGCCGAGCGGGAAATAGGCCGGCGAGGCGATGACCCCTCCGTCGGCGAAGGGCGCGACGGGAGCGCTGGACGCCACGCCCCCGAGATTGAATCCGCCAAAGGCCCCGGCGAGGCCCTTCAATCCGCTGCCCAGCAGGTTCGACAGCGTGCTCTGCAGCGGTTTCAGCGCCGATTTGAGCAGGTTTGCCGTGATGGATCGCCCGACGCTGCGCAGCACCTCGTCGAAGCGCTTGCCCTCAATGATGCCCTTGGCGAAGGCATTGGTGATCGATTTGCCGAAGCTCGCGGCGGATTTGTCGAGGCTCTGGGTCAGTGAGCCCAGTGTCCGCAAATCGGAGAGGCGGGAGGAGAGGTCGATCTCGTCGTCGGCCATGGCGGACCTTTCTGAAGGGAGTGGTGGCGAACCCGGTCAGGCATCGGGATGGGCCGCCATCAGCGCCAGAAGCGCGTCGCGCGCGGGGGCTCCGGCGTCATTGCCGTACCGGTGGGCTTTCAAGGCCGCCGCGATCTCGCGGGGAGTCGCGGCCCAGAAGATGTCGGGCGCCCAGCCGAGACGGCCGAGCCCGAAGGCCATGATCTCGGCCCAGGGAAAGGGCGCCGCCGGGGGCGTCAGGCCGCCGGCGGCGGCGGAGGGCGGATATCGGGCTCCGGTGTGGCCGTACGGTCCGCGACCTCCCCGAAGGTCGCCTCGAGCAGCGTGATGGCCGCACGGATGGCTCCGTTCAGCCCGCCGTCGAAGGCCATCTCCCCGACCTCCTGCTCGCTGAGCGGGCTGCCGGCTCCCCGCAGCCCCGCCGCGAGGATGCGTGTCACGTCGCGCGCCGAGAGCCGCCCCGTGGCGAAGCGTTCGCCGAGCGCAGGCAGGCTGTCGACGGCGAAGGCCTGTTCGAGTTCGGCGAGCGCGCCCAGCGTCAGGCGCATCGGCAGCGGCCGCCCGTCGATCATCAGGGCGGTCTCGCCCCGGTATCGGTTGACCATCGCCCTTCTCCTCACAGCGCCGCGAACGTCAGCTGACCGGCGGATTCAAGCGAGAGATCGAAGGTCACCTCGCCGGCGTGATCGCCTCGATATTCGAGGCTGGAGAGTTGAAACGGGCCCGTCACCGTGCCGAAATCGGGCACGACGACCTGCCAGTTGCGAATGTCGCCATCGAAGAAGATCTGGCGGACCAGCGCGTCCGAGGCCTCGTCCTTGAAGATCCCCGCCCCGCTGATCGCGGCGCGGCGCATGCCGGCCCCGGCCAGCAGCTCGCGCCAACGCCCGGCCGATTCCGAATGCGTTACGTCGACCGCCTCGGCGTTGAACGCGATCTGCCGCGCCCGCAGACCCGCGACGGTCATGAAGACACCCCCGGCATCCGCCGCCTTGAGCAGCAGATCCTTGCCCTTCTGTGCCGACATCCGGCCCTCCATCATCCCGTGTGGTTGAATTCAGAGCGCTTCCGTCACGGCCCGGAACCGGAGCGCGACGAAGGCGAGCCCGGTGGCGCTGTCCCGGGCGAGGCGCGTCGAGCGCCAGCGCAGATTGACGAGCCGGTGCCCGGCCAGTGCCGGTGTCGCTTCGTCGAGGACGGTCGCAATGCGGGCCGCCGTTTCCAGCGCCAGCCGCGCGGAGCCGGTTTCACCGGCCCAGACGGTCAGGGCGAAATCCTGCTCGCAGCCGCGTTCGGTGCCGGTCGACCAGTCGCGGGCCTCGACCTCGCCATGCACGACATAGACGCCGCTCGCGCCACGCGGCGCCTCGTCATGGATGCGGTCCGGGCCGATGAGGGCGGTCAGGCCGGTATCGGCTTCTAGCGCGGCCTGCACGGCCGCGCGGAGGGGGAGAGATGCGTCGCTCATGGCCCGATCTCCCGCACCAGGCAGACGAGACGCCGCCGGTCGCCATCAGGATCGGCGACGGCGCGGATGTCGTAGAGATGGTCGCCGTCGCGCAGGCGCTGGCCGGCATCGACACCGGCGCGCCAGCGCAGCGTCACGCGGTGGGTCGCGCTCTGCTCGGGGCGCCCTCGACGCCATTGCTCGGTCCCCGACAGCCATTCGACCTGCGCCCAGAGAGCGGCGACGGTCGTGAAGGCCTGGGTCGTGCCTCCCAGCCCGTCGGGGGTTACGATCGGCGCCTCGAGCGCGAGCCGCCGGCGCAGCGCGCCGACATCGCCGCTGTTTGCATGGTTGGACGCCATGGTTCAGAGCCTCGCGCGGCGGAAGGGCGCGATCAGCGCCATGATCTCCGTCGGCAAAGCCTCGGCATCACGTCCGACGACGTCGCCACGATGCTCGAACCAGCGTGCCGCCAGCCGCAGCACCGCCTGGCGCAGCAGCGCGGGCACCGATTGGGCGGTGGGCCCGAAGCCGGCGACGAGGTCGATCTCGATCGCACCACGGAGTCTGCCGATCTCGGGCACCTCGCCGACGATGCGCAGCACGGGCGGATCCGCCGCCCTGTCGAGTTCCAGAGCGGTCGCGGCGACCGGCTGGGCTACGCCCAGCGCGTCATAGACCCGGGCCGCCGTGACAGCGCCAATGGGCGAGAGTGGCAGACGGATTTCGCCACCGTCCGGCCAGCGATCGAGCACGATCCGCCAGGCCTGATCGACGAGGAGACGGCCCGAGGCCGCCTCCACCATCAACCGCGCCGCCGTGATCAGGGTGGTGAGGAGATCGTCCTCCTCCGTCTGGTCGAGCCGCAGGAAGGCGCGGGCTTCCGCCAGCGAGACCGGCTCCTGAGCCGGCGGAGTCAGGGCAAGCGGCGTCATGGTCGCTCCGATGCGGGGTTCAATTGCGGGAGGCGACGCGCTATCGAACCCCTCCCAGCAGGAGGAGCGCGATGCGCGTCGGAGTTCAGATCGGCCTCGGCGTTCTCGCCGGCACCCTGGCGGCCGCGCCGGCAGGAGCCGTCGTCGGCGGTCGCGACGGGGGCCCGCTCGCGGGCTCGACGCTGATGGTTCTCAATGCGCGGGGCGGCGTCTGCACCGGCATCGTGCTGTCGCCACGCAGCGTGCTGACGGCCGCCCACTGCGCTGCCGGCGGCACCGAGTTGCGCATCCACTGGAAGGAGGGAGGCGACCCCGTCCTGCTGCCACCGGCCGCGGTCGCGCTCCATCCCGAATTCCGGGCCAATGCCGTCGCAGCCCGGCAGCGCTCGGTCGATCTCGCGCTGCTGCGGCTCGCGCAGCCTCTGCCCGGCCGCTTCGCGCCAGCCAGCCTGGTCGATGGCGTGCCGCCGCGCAGCGGCGCGCCGGTCGTGCTGGCCGGTTACGGTGTCTCGCGCGAGGGCGAGGCGCGCAGCACCGGCGTCTACCGCTCCGCGACGCTCTCCGTCGTCGAGCCCTATGGCCCCGGCAAGATCCTGCTCTGGGCGGCGGATGCCGCGGGCGCCGGCAAGCGCAGCGGGCCCGGAGCCTGCCAGGGCGATTCCGGCGGGCCGATGACGTCTGGCGACGGCCAGGGCGTCGTCGCCGTCACGAGTTGGTCGACCGGCCCGTCCGGTCGCAGTTGCGGCCTGCTCAGCCAGGGCGTGCTCGTGGCGCCCCAGCGTGGCTGGATCGACGGCACGCTCGCCGGATGGTCGGAGCGAGCCCTCTGGCGATCGGACCGCTGAGGGAAAAGCTGGACTGGCGCGCCGCAGCCCCTAGATTGAAAGGCGTCCACGCAGCCGGTTCGCACCATGACCTCGCGCCGTTTCATCTTCGCTCTCGTCACCGCAGTGCTGGCGGGCAGCACGCCCGCGCTCGCTGTGGTCGGCGGCACGCCCTCGCAGGATGTCCGGGGCGCGCGGGCCTCGACGCTGCGGGTCGAGACCAGCCGGGGTGAACTCTGCTCCGGCGCCGCGATCGCACCCGAGCTGGTGCTGACGGCTGCGCATTGCCTGATGGGCGGTGGTTCGGTCAGCGTCGTCAGTCTCGATCAGCGCTTCCGCCCGCGGCGGCATGCCGTCATCGCGGTGCTGCCGCATCCCAGCTTCGTGCCCGGCACCACGCCGCGCACACAGCCCGGCGCCGATCTCGCCATGATTCGCCTGGCCGCCCCTCTGCCATCCGACATCCAGCCCGTCACGCTGGGCGGCAGCCTGTGGCAGGGCGAGGTCGTGACGATGGCCGGCTTCGGCCTCTCGGTCGAGACCAACAGGAACACAGCCCGGCGCCTGCGCGAGACGCGGCTGGTCAATGCCGGCAACTACACGACGCAGAACACCGTCAAAGTCGCCGTTGACGCCGAAGCCAAGGGCGAGACACCGGGCGCCGGGGCTTGCCGGGGCGATTCCGGAGGCCCCGTGCTGCGCGGTGACGTCCGCTCCCGGGACCTCGTCGGCATCGTCAGCTGGTCCAGCGGCCCGCTGAGCACGCGGGAACGCCGGATCTGCGGCGGCTTCACCGCGATCACGCCTATCGGTGAGCACCGTGCCTGGATCACGGATTCGGCCGCCCGGCTGCTGGCGATGGGAACTCCTGCGCGCGTCGCCGAGCGGCAGGCACCCGCCGGCTACAGCTGGTGGCCGATGCGCTGAGGGCAGCACGCATCGCATCCTGCCCTCAGTTGCCGGAACCTGCTCAGGCGGCGAATTTCAGCCCCTTGATCGCGGCGAAGTCCTGAACGCCGCCGCCGACCCGCTTGGTCGTGTAGAACAGCACATAGGGCTTGGCGGAATAGGGATCGCGCAGGATGCGGACGCCCGCCCGGTCGACGACCAGATAGCCGCGGCGGAAGTCGCCGAAGGCGAGTGCGACCGCGTTGTTGGCGATGTTGGGCATGTCCTCCGCCTCGACCAGCGGGAAGCCCATCAGCGTGGCGGGCGCCCCCACCGACGCCGGCGGCTGCCAGAGATACTGGCCGGTCGAGTCCTTGAACTTGCGCAGCTGGGCCTGCGTCTTGCGGTTCATCACGAAGGACGCGTTCTGGCGGTAGCCGGCCTTCAGCGCATAGACGAGGTCGACCAGGATGTCGGAGGGGTTGGCGGCCGCGAAACCGCCGGCGACGCCGGTGTTGAGCACGCCAATATTGCCCCAGCTCCAGCTCGCCTCCGCCACCGTCGGATAGGCCAGGAAGCCCTTGGGCTTGTCGATGCCGTCACCGCTCACGAAAGCCGCGCCCTCCTGCTCGGCGAAGGCGCTCTCGACCTCTTCCGCGATCCACTGGTCGATGTTGACGATGGCGTCATCGAGCAGGGTCTGCGTCGCCGCCGGCATGGCGTAAAGCTCCATCGCCGGAAAGCTCAGCTCCGCCAGGGTGGGCGAGCCGGTCTGCGGGCGCGCCGCGGTCTCGCCGACCCAGCCCGAGGCCGGCCCCGTGGTCGAGAACGCCTTCTTGTAGGTGCCCGACGAGATAGTCCTGACGGTGGCCAGACTCCGGATCGGCGAGACGCTGGAGAGGCGCCGCAGGATCTCGCTCTCGACGCTGGAGGGCGCGAGATAGCCGCCATCGGGACCCGAACCGACCGAGAGCGCCTTGCCCTCGAGACGCTTCAGCCCACCGGCCTCGCCGCTGCGGATATAGGCGGCGAAAGCGGCCTTGTGCTCGCCGACCAGCGGGTCGCGCGGCTCGTCGCGGCCGAGCGCCGGGCGGTTGCGGTCGAGCGTCAGGCGGTCGAGACGGCGCGTCGCGTCGTCGAGCGCGGTGTCGATGCGCGCTATCTTCTCCTCGGTCAGCGGGTCGACGCCGCGGCGGCTCTCGATCTGCGCCAGGCGCTCGTCATTGCTGATGCGGTAGCTCTCCAGCGTGTAGCGCAGGTCGTCGAAGGCCAGCGACAGATCGGCGCCGGCGGCCTTGCTCTCGGGAGCGTGGTTGACAGTGGTCATGGTCTCTCCTTCGGGAAAAGTTGTTTCAGGCGTGAGCGAAGGCAGATGCGCTGCGCAGCGCCTTGACGGCGGAGATCCGGGCCTGCGGCAGCATCGGGAAGGTGACGATCGAGATCTCCCAGAGGTCGATCCGCTCGAGCCGGCGCAGGCCGCTGCGCGGCTCGGTGCGGGCGCGCTCGGAACGGAAGCCGATCGAGAGCCCATCGACAGCCCCTTCGCGCATGAGGGCGTGGATCTCGCGGGCGCGGGCGACGGCGAGCGAGAGCTGGCCGCGCACGAAAAGCCCGCGCGTATCCTCGGTGAGCGCGAGCCAGCGGCCGATCGGCTCGGCGGGATCATGCTGCCAGAGCAGTTTGACCCCGCCCGGCCCGCGCCGCACCAGACTCTCGCGAAAGGCGCCGCGCTCGACGATGTCCTTGCCGAGATCGGCGATGCCGAACAGGCTGGCATAGCCCTCGAACAGCCCGTCGAGGCTGATGCGCGCCGGCGGCAGCGGCAGGAACTTCGACTCGCGGTCGCAGGGGCCGGCGTGAGCAAGCGCCCTCATCGCGCCCGCTCCCCGGCCTTGCCGACGCGACCCGCACCGCCTTCCAGCCGGGCCAGATTGCGCAGGAAGCGGCCGAAGGTCTCGGTGTTGGCCGGCCCGCGCGCCGGCTGCCGCGGCGGGCTGCGGCCCGGGCCGGAGGCTTTCGGCGGGGCGGGCTTCTGGTCTGCGGAACGCGTCAT